CTTTGTCAAGTATATAATTAGGTCCACACAACCCGATCACCCCAACCCAGTACCGGAGGTATGCCCAAAAAAGAACCCCCGGCACCGAAGTGCGCGGGGGCTGAGTTCACGCTTGAACCGGGAAGGGGGTGACGTTGTTGTCATCCTCGTCATCGAAGCGGGCGAGTTCCTTGCGGAACTTGGCTTCGGCCTCTGCATCAGCGAGCTTGTCGCGCCGCCGTTGGGCGCGTTGTTGCCGCCAGGTCTGCCCCTTGGTTGTCGGGGTCGCAATTGCCCACAGCCCGCCGATCTTGACCATCTCGAACAGGGCGAGAAGAACGAACACGACGGAGATGTGGGGAGGCTTGGACTTCAGCTTGGCGAGGTGGGCCTCGTCAGCCTGCGCTTGCATGCGCTCTAAACGTGCTTTGGCCATGTCCTGCGTGATGTCGGTCAATTCACCTGCAAGGATGCGCTCATGGTATGCATCGGCTTGCTCCTGGAGCCGGTCGGACCGGATGGTCAACGCCCCGTGATTGGCGTTGGCCTCCAGAAACAGAACATGGAAGGCCTGCTTGCCGGATATGACGCACCCGGCAATGGCGAAGACCAGCATGACACTGGCCATCGCGGCTTTCCGATAACGGCGGTTGGCTGCATCCGCCATGATATGACGAAGGGTCAGCGCCGCGATAACCTCACAGGCCGCAATCACGATACCGAAGATCCATGCGGTAACGGGATTGGGGAAAATCTGAGAGGCGCCGTAGACGTTTAGGCTGGCCGATCCAAGTGCTGCCACACCGATTGCGATTGCGGTGAGCTGGCGGCCAGCGAAGTCTGGTAGAAAGCGTGTGGAGTCTGTATGGGTAGACATTGGCTGCTACTCCTATAGCAGGGGCCGTGAGGCCCGGTGGCCCGCATGGCACTGCGGGTCGCCCCCTCGGGGCGGGACAGAGAGCGCTAGGCTCGCTCTCCGGCTCTGAGTGTCTATCCAGTTTTCAAACAGCGGTGTTTCGGTGGGGGTTTTGGCTCAGCGCCTTCCGGCAACTCCCTGCTGACGATTTAAATATAGCTGCTGTGTACCTGCTTGTCAAGCTGCGATGTAGCTGCTATGTGGTTTTTATGGGAAAGAACCTCAAGAAACAGAAGCAATTTCGGTTCAGCGATAGCGAACTGGCATTGCTGGAGCGGCTGAAAGCACGACACGGCAGCTACACGAATGCCGTCGTGCGGGGGTTGAAGGCCCTTGACGAAGCGGGCAATAATCAACCCAGCGATGAGGACATCTTGTCCATGCTTGCTGAAAGGTTGGGGACAAAATGAAGAAAACGATGATCGTGCTGGTGGGTTTGGCCCTAGCGACAACGGCTTGCGCGACAAAGCGCTACCCGATTGCAACACCCCTGTCGGGAACAGAGGCAGCCATGCTGGATTGCCGGGAGCTTTCCATTGAACTGGCCCGCACAGAAGAGACGCAGGCGGCCATTGCGAGCACGGCAAGCACGGACTGGCGCTCCGCCGCCGGGTTCCTTGGTGATTTTGGCATAGGTAACGCCATGGCCAAATCAGAAGCAGAATCAGCGTTGGCCAAGCGCCGCACAAGTATTTTGACGGCACAGGCCCAGAATGGGTGCTAAGTCCCGTTCCCAAGCAAACACTACAGGATAGAGGCAGTCAAATGACTGACATTATGCGAGAAATCCAAAGGGTGATCGTGAGCACTGAGCAAGAGCGCGGGTTGCGTCCACACCTCCTGGAGGCATCAGCCTTGTTTAGAAACAGTTTGCTCCACGATTTACGCGCACACGAAATGTTGTCCGTTCCAGCTAAAGACGAGCCAGAGACCGTGATGGGCATACCCATCAAGGTTTCAGAGAATGTGCCCGAAGGAGAGGCTTGGTTTTATCATGGCCCGGACGTCGTTGGAAGGATTGTGGACATAGACTAATGCCCAAAACCAAGCACGGCCTCACAGACAAGCAGGAACGCTTCTGCCAAGAGTACGTGATTGATCTAAACGGAACGCAGGCTGCGATACGCGCGGGGTACAGTGAGAACACGGCTGAATCTCAGGCGTCACGGCTGTTAACAAAAGCAAAGGTCGTCGCGTACATCGAGCAGCTGAACGCCAAGATGTCCGAACGGCTGGAAATTAGCGCTGAGCGCGTCCTCAAGGAATTGGCCCGCATCGGTTTCAGCGATCTGCGCAAGTGCCTGACCAGCGAAGGCCACTTGGTCGACCCCCATGACTGGGACGACGATACGGCGGCTGCCATTGCAAGCCTTGAGGTGGTTACGTCGTCCAGGGCCGGCGAGGGTGATAGCCGCGAAGTTGAGCGCACCCATAAGATCAAAGCTTGGGACAAAGGCGCAGCGTTGGAGCGGCTTGGCAGGCATCTAGGCATCTTCCAGCCTGACGCCGCCACCCCGAATGTCCACGTCCACATTCACGACGGCGCGAAGTCGTTTTAACGTTCGCAACTGCAGCATAAAGTGTCGGAAATTGTGGCATTCCATTGAGCGGGTGCAGCATTTTCTGACACGGCTTTACTGAAAACACAGGAGATTTTTCATAGCGCGAGGTGACGACGCGCTGGAGCCGGAGGTTCAGTGGACCTCGGCCCAGCTCAAAGGCATGGATGCGCTATCTTCTGGCGCCTCGCATATTTCTCTGTTTGGCGGGTCCCGGTCGGGCAAGACGTTTTTGCTTTGCTATTTCCTGATCGTCCGGGCGCTCAAGGCCCCCGGGTCTCGCCATGTTGTCTTCCGGTTCCGGTTCAATGCCCTGAAGGCATCGATCATCGCCGACACGATGCCGAAGGTTCTGAAGCTGTGCTTTCCGAACCTTCCGAGCTGCGATGCAATGATGAACAAGACCGACTGGTACATGACCCTGCCCAATGGGTCGGAGATCTGGTTCGGCGGCCTGGATGACAAAGACCGTACCGAGAAGATCCTCGGTATGGAGTTCGTGACCATCTACTTCAACGAGTGTTCGCAAATCCCATGGGCCTCGGTGAAACTGGCGCGCACGCGTCTCGCCATGAAGTGCCATGACGAGCTGAATGACATCGAGATGCCGCTGCGGGCGGTGTATGACTTCAACCCACCCTCGAAGGCGCATTGGTCCTATCGGGTGTTCATTGAGTTGCGTTCGCCAGACAGCCGAGAAGACTTGAGCCGCAAGGACTATGCGTTTGCCCGGCTCAACCCACGTGACAATGCGCAGAACCTTGCCAGTGGGTACATTGATCAGTTGGAAGCCCTGCCAGCCAAGGAGCGCATGCGGTTCCTGGATGGGGTGTTCGCAGATGCGCTGGACGGCGCTTTGTGGACCATGGAGCTACTGGATCAGAACCGGACCAGCGGCCAGTTGCCGGACATGGTGCGTGTGGTCGTCGCTGTTGATCCTTCGGGGTGTTCTGGCGAGGAGGACACCCGGTCGGATGAGGTTGGAATTGTCGTCTGCGGGCTTGGCGTGGATGGGTCCGGCTACGTCCTGGAAGATTTGTCAGGGCGGTTCGGGCCGAAAGATTGGGCAACGGTGGCTGCGAGTGCCTATGAGCGCTACGGCGCGTCGGCCATTGTCGCGGAAAGCAATTATGGCGGGGCCATGGTTGAGGCGGTGATTGCCGCTGAGTCTGAGAACATCAACGTGAAGCTGGTGACGGCCTCGCGAGGCAAGGCGGTTCGGGCTGAGCCGATCGCCAATCTCTATGAGAAGCAGAAAGTGTTTCATTCGGGGTTCTTTCCCGATCTGGAAGAGCAAATGTGCGCTTTTGCGGTGTCTGGCTATCACGGGGCGCGGTCTCCGGACCGGGCGGATGCCGCGATCTGGGGCCTGACAGAGCTGTTCCCGGCCATGGTGAAGCCCCCTGAGGATCGCAACTGGTCGATCCCGAATGTGAAAACCCGCCAGCGTTCGGCGGCAAGACTGACGAGAGGAATGTGAGATGGCTGCAGGCGCAATACCTGTCTTGAAGGCTGTTGGGAGTTGGCTTGCGGGCAGTGGGGGTACTGCTGCGGCTGCGGCTGCGGCCTCGACGGCAACCGGCAGCTTGCTCGCGCCGAGCGGGCCAGATGCCCCTAAGGTCGCTGAGGCGCCAGTGCCTGATGACAAGCGGCGCCGCGCTGGTACGGAACGGCGCCTGGCACGGGCCTATGCAGACCGCGGGTCGGTTGCGTCTGCCTTTGGACGGGACAAGCTCGGCTGATGCGTGATCAATCTTTGGGGTCCCGATACAAGTTGATATGGGGGCGATATGTGTGCGCCTGGACGCAAGACAAAAGCTTGTTCCTGAAGCTGTCATACGCCCACCCTTGGCCGTTGGACCGACCTCGCGCGTCTTTGGAACGTATCGCTGAGATTGGTTTGTATCGTCCTTCCGGGTCTCGCTTTTGGCGGTTCGGCGTTAAGGGAAGGAATTGGGCTGCCGGCAATCGTCCGCGTGGCCTGCTTTTGTCCCGCGTGCCGTTCTTGTTGCGGTCCTGGCGGCGTCAAAACACGCCGGAGACACTTCGTGGGGCTGTTGCGAAATCCAAGGTGGGGCGGCAAATCTGATGCGCCTTGAAGACCTTCTGTCCCTGTCAAACAAGATGTATGAGCGCCAAGGGCCATTCCTGACGCTGTGCCAGACGCTTGCGGAGCATTTCTATCCGGAACGGGCGGACTTCACCACGCAGCGCGCCATAGGCGATGAGCTGGCTGACCAGTTGATTGATTCCTATCCGGTGATGATGCGCCGGGATCTGTGTGATGCGTTCTCGGCCATGTTGCGAGACGGCAATGACTGGGCTCAAGTGTATGTCCAGGAGGACCCCGGCTATGCGGGCAATGCCTGGCTCGAATGGGCGGGCGGGCGGATGATGTCACTGATGGCCGACCATCGCTCTGGCTTTACCCGCGCGACCAAGCAGGGCGACCATGATTACGGCACGTTTGGCCAGTGTGTGATCAGCGTGGAGCCGAACCGGTATTACAACGGCTTTCTGTACCGAAACTGGCACTTGAAGGACTGCGCCTGGGAAGACAATGAGGGCGGATATGTGGACCATGTTCACCGCAAATGGTCGCCCACCCTGTTCGAGCTGAAGCGGCTGTTTGGTGAAAAAGCCTTGCACGACAAGCACAAGGAGATGCTGAAGAAGTCTCCCATGGAGACGGCGAAGATCCGTCACATGGTTTTGCCCGCCGAGCTGTATGGCAAAGGTGAGTTCGAGCGTTACGAATACGTGTCTCTTTTTGTCGACACACAGCACGAGCACGTGATCGAAGAGAAGGGCATCAACTATTGCTACTATGTGGTGCCGCGGTTCCAGACGATTGCAGGCAGCCCGTACGCTTACAGCCCGGCGGCGATCACAGCTTTGCCGAACGCCCGGGCGCTTCAGGCGATGACGTTCACCTTGATGGAGGCGGCAGAGCGCTATGCGCGGCCACCTCTCGTGGCGACGGCAAACGCGACCCGGTCAGATATCGATCTTGGCCCGGATGGGATCACCTGGATCGACCGGGACTATGATCAGAAGACCGGGGCGGCGCTGGAAGTGCTGAGGCAGGACCGGGGCGGATGGCCCATCGGGGCAGATATGCGCCAGTCCGTGGTCGATATCATCGCCTCGTGTTTCTACCACGACCGGCTCACCTTGCCGGAAACCAATCGCGAGATGACGGCTTATGAAGTTCGCGAACGGATGAAGCAATACCGCCAGCGCAACCTGCCTTTGTTCGCGCCGATGGAAGCAGAATACAATGGCCAGCTGTGCGAGGCCTCGATGCGTCTTGCCATGCAGATGGGCCTGATGGGCTCGGCCTACGACATCCCGTCTTCCCTGCGCGGACAGGAAACCGAGTGGAAGTTCAAGACCCCGCTGACGGACGCGGAAGAAGAAAAGAAGGTTCAGCAGTTCGCCCAGACCTCTGAGTTGCTGGCCCAGGCTGTCCAGGTCGATGAACTGGTGGCAAATGAGTATGACGTGACGGCCGCCTTCCGTGACGCGGTTCAGGCGACAGGCGCTCCCGTGACGTGGCTGCGAGACCTCAAGGAAGCAGCCCAGCGGCGGGACATTCAAGGACGGGCGGCAGCGATGCAGCTGGCTTATGAATCCGGCGCGATGCAAGAGGGTGAGGCAGCATGATGATAGTGGGTGGTCCCCGACATCTTTTTTATAGAGCCTGTGCGTGATGAGTGAAAACAAGTGGGTCTTCAAGTGCGTCTATTTGGCGGTCTTCAATGACCCGAAGATTGGCACGGCAGAGCTTTTGGTGGTTGCTGAACGTGCCCGGCAGGAGTGGCGCAGAAGGCGTGGCTCAACGTGAGTGAATGTCTCAGGGTCGACGGCGTAACAATCCGTGAGACCCGCGCGCTCAAGGCATTGGAAGCGGGCGAGGCAACACCAGACCAGCAAAGGCTTGCGCTCCAGGCCATCATCAAAGGGTTCGCGCGGACCCATGACCAAAGTTTTGTGCCGGATGAGCCGGCGTCCCACACGGCGTTCCTCGAAGGGCGCCGGTTCGTCGGCAACCAGGTGCTGCGGCACTTGAAGCGGCCGGTGAGCGAACTGCATCCAGATGAGGTGAAAGATGAGTGACGTGACCAGTGTGATCGACGCGCCAACCAATGATGCGCCGCCTGCGTCTCCACCGGCTGCGCCGCCGCCGCCCGCAGCTCCTCCGGCTGACGATACAACGCCCGCGACCACGCCCGATACGCCACCAGAGCCGTTCTTTAACGCGCTGCCTGAAGACTGGCGCAATCAGGTGGCCAATGCTGTTGCTGGTGAGGGCGCTGACGAGGAGTCTGTCAATAAGCTGGTCAAACAGCTGGAACGATCGCCAACCTTTATCGATGCATTCAAGACCCGCTTTGACCTGCAAAAGAAGATCAGTGAGGGCCTGACCAAGACGGGCCTGCCTGATGATGCGACCGATGAGCAGCTGGCTGAATATCGCCAGGCCAACGGTATTCCGGAAACTGCTGAGGGCTATGAGTTCGACTTCGGCGAAGGCGTGGTGCTCGGCGGAGAAGACAAGGCCGTTCTTGATGCGATGCTGCCTGGACTCCACAGCGGCAATGTACCGAACGAAGTCGCAAATGATCTCGCCAACAAATTCTTTGACGCCCGCGCCGCAGGCGCCCAGAAGCGGCAAGACCAGGACGGTCTCGACAGCCAACAGGCCCAGTCCGTCCTGCGCGAAACGTGGCAGGGCGATTACCAGGCCAATGTGAACATCTTCAAATCCGTGATCGGCCAGATGCCAGAAGGGATTCGGGAGAACATCGTCAATGCCCGGCTACCTGACGGCACGGGGCTGATGAACGATCCGAATTTCGTCCAGTTCATGGTCCAGCGAGAGCGCCAGGCCAACCCGACTGTGACTGTGGTGCCGACCGGCGATGGCGATCCGGCCAAGACGATCTCAGAGGAAATCAAGGCCCTAGAGGCCCAGATGGGCACATCTGAATGGTTCAAAGATGAGGCGAAGCAGAAACGCCTCCGCGATCTGTATGACGCTCAAGAGCGCATGAGCACAAACAAGAATTGAGGGTTGGGGGCACCTGATCCGATATCCCCCGAGAGCGGGGTTAAGCTCTCAAAACCGACTACGAAGACCCCGCAGATGAGCTGAGCGACCCCCGGCAGGGAACACTCGCACCCGGCTTTGGCGCGGAACACTCAGCGTGATCGGCCTTCAACTCAACCAAACTCGAAAGTGAGACTTCAATGAGTGCAACTGCTTTCCAGAAGCAGTTCCGCCAGGAGTACATTGCCGGATTTGAGAAGGGCGATTCCTACCTTCGACGGTCCACGACCACCGAAACGGTGATCAAAGGCAATGAGGCTGAATTCCTGATTGCGGACTCTGGCGGCGCTTCTGCCGTCACGCGCGGTGTGAACGGGATGATCCCGGCACGCCATGACAACAACACACAAGTCACCTGCACGCTGACCGAATGGCACGATCTGGTGCGCAAGACACGGTTCAACGTGTTTGCATCCCAGGGCGACCAGCGGCGCATCATGCAGGACACCACACGCAAGGTGATGAACCGCAAGTTCGACCAGCAAATCCGGGAAGCCCTGGACGCTGCGACAACGAATTGGGGCTCAGCAGCTGTGGCGACCCTGACGCTTGTGACCAAAGCCAAGACCATTCTGCGGAACAATTCTGCAGGCGGCGGGCAGCTGTTTGCGGCGATCACGCCCGCCTACCACGGCTATTTGATGGGGCTGAACGAGTTCACCTCGGCAGACTTCATCAATGACAAGAAGTTTGAAGGCGCGTCGAAAGACCAAGCCTTCAGCTGGTATGGTGTGAACTGGATTGTGGATGAAGAGCTTGATGGCGTGGGAACGTCATCGGCCAAGTGCTTCATGTATAATCAGGCCGCCATCGGTCACGCCTGCGACACGCAGGAGATGCAGACCAACGTCGGCTATGACGATGAGCAGGACTATTCGTTCGCGCGTGTCTCGGCCTATTGCGGCGCCAAGCTTCTGCAAAACAGTGGTGTCATCGAGATGACCCACGATGACAGTGCGCTGTCGAGCTAAGGAGGACTGAAATGGCTTATGCAACAAGTAATCCTCCGCATGTCCTGATTTCAAACCAGGACTTCCGTATCTGGATCTACAAGTCGGTGGACGCAATGACGGCTGTTCGGGCGTCGGGATACTTCACCGATGGCTATGATCGCGGGATGCGGGATGACGATGTCATCATCGTCATTGATACAGACGCCCCAACCGTTTCGATCGCACATGTCGCTGTTAGCGGCACAACTGTGGACGTGTCGGATGGTACGGCTGTGGTTGTGACGCAGACTTAGACTTAACCGGATTGGCCCGCTTCGGCGGGCCTTTCCACACCCTTAGGAGACATGAATGGCCAACCCTTTCACCCGTCAGCAGGTCCAGCGGGCCGAGTATGACTATGCCTGCCACTCGATCACAGTGCATCCGGACTTTGATCACGAGAACGCCCTTCGCCCGGAAATGTGGTCGCTCATTGCCCAGGCTGAGGGGATGCGTGTTGGTGATGAAGTCCGTATTGTGCCGGCCGATGCCGCATGGATTTTGCGTTTGATCGTGACGTTTCGCAAAGGCACGGCTTGTCATGTGGCTCAAGAGAGCTTTTCCAGGCTGAAGGCCCAGAAGTCGGACAAGAAGACGGCTGAGGCCATGGGCGATCGCTACAAAGCGGATTTCCGCGGTCCACACGCCCGTTGGTGTGTGATCGACCAAGAAACCGGCGAGAAGCTCTTTGAGCAACTTCAGGACAAAGAAGACGCTGAAGCAGAAATCCGCAAACTGATGGCGCCGGCCTGATATGTCCGTCGTCGGGCCTGAACAGTAATGGCTAACGTATTCCCTTTACCCCGTGAAAGCGCTGCCGGCGCCTTAACGTGGACGGACTACGCGACGCGGTGGGACGCAGCACCGACCGTCAACTCGACAAACGCTTCAGGCACGATCTATAACTACACGCTCGACGGGACCACGCGCTTCCGTTTTGTTCCTAATACATATGACGCGACCCTGGACGCTTTCTATGCGGAAGTCGCGTTGACCACACTTATCGCAGCGAGGACGTAGCATGGCTTTCTCGCTTTCAGGAACGACTATCACGCAAAGCGGGACAGATACGTCTTACGCCGGTATGTCTGGCCTCGCTGGCGTTTCGGTAGATACGGTCGCGGGACAGGACACTTACACCCTCAACGAGTTGCGGTTGATCATTCAAGGCACTTTGACGATCAACGGCCTAAACGAGCAAATCCGGTTTCGGAATGGGTTCAGCAGCGGCGATGTTGTGCAGATCAACGGCGGCAATTGGACAATCACCGCCCTAAGCAACGGCATTTTTCGGGATGATATTCTGGTTGCAGATTTTGGCGATGCTGTCCCGACAAACTTTGGTGCCAATGTTATGAGGCCGTTGAATGGCGGCGAATTTAACCTGCAAGGTGGTTTGATTTATTTCAACGCGACAACCAACGGTCGCTTCATGCGCATGGGAGGAAATGGGATATTTCGGATTTCAAACGCGAAAATATACAATTTCCCTGAAAGCGCAGGTTCTATGCAGATTACCGGGCAAAGCACAAACAATCAGCTTTTTGCGTCCAACAGCACGTTGAAAGGCGTTCTTGTAAACGCCCCAGACGGCACATTTATTCAACAGCTTGAAGACATGACTTTTACGGATGGTAATGAAGCCCTTGTTGCCAACGTGGGTAGTGTTGAATCAGTTATCGACGTTCCTAATCTGAATACTGATCGACTGGTCTCACAGGTGGCGCGGATCAGGGGGCGTGCCCTCTTGGCGCTTGTCTTGACCAACCCCAACACTGGCGCGGCAACCGTCATTAACAAAAATCACGATGGTTCAACAGACATCTTCGCATTCATTCAAAATGAGGTGACATTCAATATTGAGAACGAAACCGGTGCAGCGCTGACCGGGGCTAAAATATACGCTCAAGACGTGGACAACGGAAACCGATTTGCCGGGGTGACGATTTCTGGGGTAACATTGGACTATAGCACGACACAGACCTATGCTGCGACTGGCGCGACCCCGAACTTCACTGTCTTGGCGCAAGCGCGAAAATCTACCACGTCCGGTCCAACTGGGATCGTCTGGGAAATCACAGACAATCGCGGCGTTTCGGACAGTACCGAATTCCCATTCTTCTTTGCTGAGTACACCCGCGACTTGTTCAACACCACACCGGACTTGAACGGCCTGAACAGCAAAACCGTCAACATTCTGATGCTCCCCGACTTCAATATTACAGAACAGAATAAGGCGACGGTGGACGCGTACACAACGATTGAAACACCTGCGAAATTTTATGATCGCGCCAAGGCTGATCTCGTGGATAACTTCCTTGGAGAAACTACTACAACAGTGGGCATCACCGGGTCACTAATCGACGCGAAAGCTTTGAACGTGGTTCTCGACCCAGTCGCTTCGGTGCCGTATGACCTAACCGGGTCAACAGTCACGGTTGACGCCGGGGGCACATTTACGGGTGATATCACGACGACAGGCGACGTTACGCTTGCTGCGACCATGACCTCTTTCGTCGGAGACATCACCGCAACCAACATAAACGTCGCGGACAACATCGACGTTGACAACAACACACTTACTGGGATCGTGAACTTCACGACCGCAGCTAGTTTGACCGGCGTCACTGCGCCGGGAACGATCGTATATAACGACAACACTGACAGGACCATTACCTACGACGGTGTAACCGCAAACGTCGTTCGCAACGACGGAACGGGAAATATCACTATAAACTTGGTCAATGGTGCGACGGTGGCTGACAGCACGGACCCACAAATCACGACCCAAGCCGCGCCGACCCCTTCTAGCTTTGCGCTGACCGCAACTACCGCCGACATTTGGGCGATTTATGATAACACCAACACGCTTGTCACGACAGGTTCCAACAGCACGGTCTATAACAACGCGGACACCGACACCGGCGTGTGGGCAATCGTTCTGCACCGCCTTGGTCACGTTGCGCAAATCGCAACTTGGCAGGCGGACGACGGAAGCGCGAACACGCTGACATTTGGCCCCAGTGAAATCCTTAGGCCAGAGGGTGGTTCGGCTTATTCCGGCGGGTCGACGACTGGACTGGTCGCACTCCGCAACGCTTCTGATTATCTGGAAATTCAAGTACCAAACAGCTTGGTCACACCACAACAAGTCGTGGATGCACAACAGGACTTCTTGCACACAAACGTTGGGCTTGACCTGATATTTGACACCGGCGTCGTAAGTGCGCCGACATGGGGTAACCTGAACGGTGTGACATTCTTCTTGTCGATCACTGGATACCAGTATGACAGTATTAGCGGAGCAACGCCGGAGAGCGCGGTCGGCGCGCTTCTTGTGTCGTCAGCTACGCACACCAACGTCCGAACTGACAACGGCGGAACAGTCTTCGCGGGGGTTGCAGAAGTGGACCCCGCGTCCTTGGCCCAAGCAGTCTGGGACTATCTGGTCACAAATGCCACGACGCCAGGGTCTACCGGCGCGGCCCTTACTATTATCAATAATGGGGTGAAGAATGCTTCTATCCTAGTTCCACATGGACAGGACTTGACATAATGGCTGACGAACTAAAATACATCGGTCGCGAAGATGAGACTGGCCTGACACTCACCGCCGAGATCTACGGAGAGAATGGCGCACAAGTAGGTGCGGCCATATCAGCGACGGAAATCGGTACGACCGCGATCTATACCGCGGACATGCCTTCTGTGGCAGCTGCAATGTACGCCATACGCTTTTTCAACGGGACAACGGTCGTAGGCTCTGGGTCCATTGATTGGAATGGCACTGTGGAGGTGACGGCACGCGAACTAAAAGCGGATATTGCAGCCCTTAACGACTTCGACCCTGCGAACGACACCGTTGCGCGTGTCACCCTGGTTGATACAGTTACGACCAACACCGACATGCGAGGGACTGACAGTGCCAACACTGTGGCGCCAGCGACGCCGACTGATCTTGCAAACACACAAATGGCTATCATCCTAGAAGTTCAGCAATCCGAAGCGGATGTCATTGCCGCTCTGCCAGACGTGTCCGGCTTGGCAACTGCTGCAGCCCTCAGCACCGTCGACACCAATGTTGATCAGCTCTTGCTCGACGTCGCAGCTATCCCGTCTGCACCGAGCGCCGCGGCGATTTACGCGGAGTTCACCAGCGGCTCGAATGAAGACGCATTCAAGGCGGACGCGTCTGGACTGTCGGTGGATCTGTCACCGGTGCTCACCGCCATTAATGGCTTGAACGACTTCGATCCAGTGAACGACCCTGTTGCCCGGGTCACTCTGGTGGACACAACGACCGCTAATACGGACATGCGCGGCACTGACAATGCTCTACTGGCGGCAAGCTTTGTGGCGGCGCCGACCGCGTCGGAGGTTTATGCGGAATTTGTCAGCGGGGCGAACGAAGACGCATTCAAAGCGGATGTTTCCAATCTGGCTAAAGCGGCCCCTAGCGTGGAGTGGCGCTGATGACACTCTTCCTCGGCCAGACCTATAATGGCGAGTTTGAAATAAGAGACGCGACGGGCGCCCTTGCTGCCCCCGTCAGCGGCCCCACACTGACCGTTCAAGTTGATGGCGCCTCTACATCCACACCGGTTGTCATCAACACGACCGCTGTTGCCGGGGTGTATACCTACAACTTCGTGATCCCGAACAATGACGGCGCGGTGTTGGCGGTCGTTCTCAGTGCGACATTGACGGGAAGCATCCCGATCAGTGCCCAAACGACACTGGGGGTTATTCAGGATTCGTCCCAGCAAGGCGGCAGCTTTTCGAGCGATATCTCAAAGCTCTCTCTCTACAATGACGGGCTTCGCCGCGTGGGCGCTGAACGCCTCGCCAGCGAGACAGAGGACGTTGAGGTCCGTTACAAGCTAGATGAAATCTGGGACATTGGAGCGGCGGCATACTGCTTCCGCCTGGCAAAGCCCGCTTTCGCGCGCAAAACGTCCAGACTGGCAACGACCACGACCACGGTCGAGCACGGCCTGGAGCAGGTTCATACTCTGCCAGGAGACTTCCTGGGAATCGTGGGCCTGTTTGCCGATGCCGACCTGGATCAGCCGGTCTTGCGGCGCACGATAGAAGACGGCAATTTGCATTGCGAATACGACACGATCTGGCTGCGCTATGTTCGTGACTTGTCTGGCGCGTTTACCAATTGGACGGCCGATTTCGCCAATGTCGTTGGGGCGTACCTAGCCTGGCAATTGTCTGTGCGGATCAGCCCGGACAAGGCCGAAGCGCTACAGTCGGCCTTTGAATCCGAAGTGGAGATATCGCTCCAGCTTTCGGATATGGATGAGCCAAGGGCGCGGCCGCAGAAGTCCTCGACCACACTCACCAATGATTGGTTGCCCCTCTACAACGAGGCGCTATCGATCCTTTATCGCGCACGCATCACCACGCTGACAGATGAGCGTCAGGATGTGATTGCGCTGCATACGGCCCGGGAGGGTTTGTTGGTGCGCGGCATCATTGAAGATCACCCTTGGCACTTTGCCCGCAAGTGCGTGAAGATTGATCCCAACACCCACCTGGAGCCGAGCTTTGGATACCGGAACGGGTTCAATAAACCGACCGATATTTTGAGGTTCCACGGGATATTCCTGGATGAGTTTTGCCAGATCCCGCTGAAGCTTTATCGGGAAGAAAACAAGGTTTATTACACGGACGCAGACCCGATCTATCTCGATTACATTCCGAGTGCGCTGGAGACTGAACCGTCCAGCTGGCCGGCCTATTTCTGGCGCTATGTGGCGGGCGCTCTGGCCAATAATGCGAAAGGCCAGATCCCCGACCTTCGCCCCGACGCGGATGCAAATGCGCTTGAGCAGTACAAGCGCCGTAAATCAGACGCCGAAAACAATGATTTCATGCGATCGCCGCCCCAGGCCATTGCTTCTGGAAACTGGGTGAGGGCTCGCCAGAGTGGCGGGGGCGCTAGAAATCGGACTGGCAGCCGGGGCTTGTGGGGCTGATGCAACCGGCAGGAGTGTTGAACAAGTTCAACCGGGGCGAAGTTAGCCGGGCCGCTTTGGTGCGCGAAGATGTAGATAAGGTCCGCGAAAGCGCGGAGCTGATGGAAAACTGGCTGCCCCAGCGCCTTGGGTCTATGATGCGGCGCCCGGGATTTGAAGTGCTTGAAGCGGTGACCGCGGGGGTCAAGTTCTTCGACTATCAGTACGCCACAGATGATACTGCGCTCCTGGAATTTGGCGACAGCGCCTTGCGCATCTGGATTGATGATGCGCCTTTGGCGCGCACGGCTGTGACGACAGCGGTTACCAATGGAGACTTTTCATCTGCCTTGACGGGCTGGACGGATGCATCTTCTGGCGGGGCCAGCGCAACGGCAGCTGGTGGGTATGCGGTCCTGACAGGCGGCGATACCGATGATGCGGTTATTCACCAGACCCTGACCACGCAAACTGGCGCTGAGCATGGGTTGCGGATTGTGGTTGATGAAGCACCAGTCCGGCTGAAAATTGGAACGTCTGGAGCGCAAAGCGATGACATCACAGACAGCTTGCTGCAGCCAGGCACACACTCTCTGGCCTTCACTCCGAGCGCCAATGTCACGCTGACGCTCATCAACGACAAAACCTACCGTACGCGCATTGCCAGTATCGCAATTGAAGGAGCGGGGGTGCTGAGCTTGCCAACGCCGGTGCCCCTGGCCAACGTGGATGATGTGCAGATCGCCATCGAAAGCGGGCGGATATTCGCGTCCTGGAGTGGTGAGCAGTTTTTGATCGAGCGGCGCGGTACGCGGTCCTGGGGCGTTGCTGATTTCCGTGTGGATGATGGCCCGTTCGACACGATCAATCTGGATGACGGACTGACTCTTGAGCCCAGCACTTTGAAGGGAAATGGCACGCTCACGGCATCCAAGGCCCATTTCAAGGACCCTGAGAGCGTTGGCACGTTGCGCCGGGTCCTGTCTGCGGGCCAGACAGTCACTGCAAGTGTCACGGCTGAGGACAATGGCACTGGATCCGTGCGGGTCACCGGGCTTGCGAATGGCGGCGGGCGCCGGATTTTTTACAACATCACCGGCAGCTGGTCGGGAACGGTCACCTTGCAACGGTCAACCGATGATGCGGCATGGGTGGATGTGGACAGTTTCACAGCCAATCGCAGTGCGGCCTACGAAGATGGCGTCGACAATGCGGTCTACTATTACCGGCTCCATGTGAAGCCAGGCGACTACACATCCGGCACAATCGGCTTGGAAGTCACGTATTCGGGCGGCGGTATTGAAGGGATATGCCGCATCACCTCGGTCTCATCATCGACTGTGGCGAACGTCCAGGTTCTGTCAGCGTTTGGCTCAACCGATGCGAGCCGCGACTGGTATCAAACCCAATGGGGAGATGGAGCAGGATTTCCAAACGCGACAGCTTTGGAGGAAGGGCGGCTTTACTTTGCGGGCAAAGGCGGGCTTTGGGGGAGTGTCTCAGATGCGTTCACGAGTTTTAATCGGCGGCTGGAAGGCGCGTCGGCGTCGATTTACAAAGCGATTGGGCGCGGCGCGACCGATGAGGTGAACTGGGTCGCGCCGGCTGTGCGGCTGGCCCTGGGTCTTGCGGGCGATGAAGTGCCGGTCCGATCGTCATCGTTTGGCGAGATCCTGACTGCTGACAACATCAATCTCCGGCAAGGGCCGGAAGTCGGGTCCTCCAAGGTCAATCCGGTGAGGCTGCGTAATGCGCTCTACTTTGCCGATGCGTCCGGCACAAAGCTCTATGAGCTGGTCTATGCTGGCGGGACAGATGGCTTTGAAGGGTTTGACAAGGCGCTGCTCAACCCGGACATCTGCAAAGCAGGGATTGCACATATAGCTGTCGCCCATGAACCAGAAACCCGCGTGTTCGTGACGCTGGCGGACGGAGCAGGCCGCGTGATGCTGGTCGACCGCGCAGAAGATATTGTGGGCTGGTCGCGGATCACGGTGGATGGTGGGACCATCAAGCAAATTGTCTGCAACCGCGCCAGTGGCGAGAGTGAGATTTACGCCAACATCGCCTACGGTGGCACAGAATATCTCTGCAAGCTGGCCCGGATGGACCAGGCGGCGACACGGCCTGCGGACCTTTACACCTATTATGCCGGTCCCATTCAGGTCTGCACGGGGCTCAGCCGGTTCGAGGGCGAGACGGTGGAGGCCTGGGCTGGTTCGGTGCGGCGTGGCACGTTTACCGTTTCATCGGGTCAGATTGATTTGGGCGCGAGCTACTCTGCGGTGACGGTCGGCAAAACCATCACGGCCAATTACCGCTCGGGCAAGCTGGGCATTTATGACCGCAGCACATCGCTGGCGGTCCTGAAGCGGGTAGAAAATCTGATGATCCAGATCACTGACCTTTGGCATCCAACACTCAAGATCGGCCGCAATGAAACACGTCTCGGCGGACTGCGCAGTGTGGTGCGTGGCAAGACGTTGGATACGAGCGCGCTCATTGAAGAATATGATGTGCGCGGCGAAGAGTTCGAAGGGTCTTATGACAGCGACAGCCGGATTTATATCCGCGCGACAGGCCCTGCGACCGTGCTTGCCATGAGCTATGACCTCGATGTGCCCAGTGATCAGGCCCGCCAAGCCGCGTGATGCAGCGCGAATGGGCGATCCATTGTCTGGGAAATACTGGGTGATTGAGGATGAAGGCGCGCTGGTCGCGTGGGGCGGCGTCCAGTACGGCGTGCCGCATTTGGCGGTGCTTACTGCAAGTGATGAAGCGAAAGCCAGGCCAGCCTGTTTGGGGCGGGCCTGCGCCATTTTCCGGCGCGAATTTGCAAAAATCGAAGGCGAGATTCTGGCGCGTCAGGACTTAACCGAACCGACATCGGGCCGGCTCTTGGCGTGGATGGGGTTTGAGCCGGTGTTTAAGAGTGAAGCAGGCGAGATCATACACAAATGGACGGGGTAAAAGTCGCGGCCAGCCTGCTGAATGCCACAGGCTCAATCACAAGCGGGATTTCTCGCAAAAGGCTGAAGAAGGCTGAAGCGCAGCAACAGCGCCAAAACGCCGATGCGATCCAGGCAGCCGGCACACGCCAGGCCTATGAGCAGCGCCGGTCTGGCGAGCGCATGAAGTCAGATGCTGCGGCCATCAATGCTGCCTCAGGCGGGGGAATGGACGCCGCCATGATTGAGCGCATGGCCCGGATCGAGAGCGATACGGACTACAATGTGCTCGCGAGTATTTATTCGGCGGACACAGACGCCTCAGCCATGCGGTACGCAGCCAAGCTCTCTGAAATGGAGGGCAGGGCGGCTGAAATGAGCGGATATCTCTCTGCAATCCCCTCCATCCTGGATGTGGGGGACAATATTTTTGGGCCGAAAGCCTCGGTCCCGGGTGTGCCCCTGACCGGGCAGGCCAAAGCCAAACACAAACTCAAAGCGGGTAAACCCTGATGCGTCTTCCAGACAGTGAAGATATCCAGCGTCTGATCCCAGACGGCACGGCGCCTGTTGCCCGGGCGAGCGATGTGTCTGTCGGGTCTGGGCTTCAGGCCTTGGGTCGTGGCCTGAACCAGATTGCCGATCGCCGGGCAAGCTTCGAAGTGGCGTCGGCACGTTCGGCCTTCCTGTCGAGCAAGGTAGAGCAGGACAATGCGTTCGACAATGATGCGGACTATGCCACCATCCCCGAGCGCTATGAGATCGGGGTGCGCGAAGCGAGGGACTTGGCGGCTGAGGGCATCACCAATCCACGGGCACGCGCCCTGTTCCTGGAGCAGACAGAGCCGAACATTCAGGCGGGTATTGAGGCGGCCCAGGCCAAGGCGTTCAACATTGAGGCTGACCAGGGCCGCGCGGAAATCAATGAGCGCCTGAACCAGCTGAACTCTGCGGGCTTGTCGGGCGATCCTATGGACGCACTGACCACGATGGAAGACTTGCTCGCGGGCGGTCTGGAGGCCGGATACTACAGCGCTGAAGATGCAGGGCGACTGGACCGGGCGTGGCGCGATAAGTTCGCCACCAACCGGGTGATGATGCTGGAGCCCTCCAGGCGCCTGGAAGCTTTGGAGCAGCCATGGGCGGCAAACCTTCCGGCTGAAATGCGGATCGAGCTTATGGCCGCAGCGCGCGAAGATGCGCGGCGGGAAACAGCTGTCGACACGCTGGATGATATGCTGGCACGCGGGCTGTCGATGACCGAGATGGACCGCGAAATCCGCGCGATCGATGATCTGGACCTTCGCCGTGAAGTGGAGGCGCGCCGGGACTATGAAGTGCGCCAGCGTACCGCCCGCGAGGCGGAAACTGCAGATGCGATCTATGAGGAATGGGGTGACCGCATCCGGTTCGGTCAAGCCTCGGTTTTGGATATTCCCCGGGAGCAACGCAGGGCGCTCAAGCAAAGCCATCTAGATGCCCTGCAAAGCCTTGAGCGGTCATCGTCGGGCGCAATTGAAAGCGACCGGGGCGTGATTGCATCCTTCTATGAGCTGCTTGGGTCAGGCAAGGTCATTGAGGCGCGCGACTTTGTCTATGATCACGCCCATGAATTGGATCACGGGGATTTCAAATCTTTCCTTGCCAAGACAGCGAGTGCGATGGGTGATGGCGGGCGATTGGATATCGAGAGCGCGCGGACGCTGAACCAATCCATCAACAGCGTGATCGACCGTGCTGGCATCAAGGATGACGATGCCCAAGGCGAATTACTGCGCAAGTATGATCAAAGCTTCTTCCAGCCGTTCCAGGAGCAGAATGGGCGCGAGCCCACCGATCAGGAGCGCGATGAGGCTGTCGAAAACCTCGCCCGCGAGTTCAGGATCACGCGCCCTGGCTATTGGAACGATGCGTCAGGGTCAGCTTACGAAATTGAAGAGCTCGGGTTCATCCCAGAGCGGCACATCCAGGCCGTTTTGGCTGGGTTTGGGTCTGAGGGTGAGCGTGCGGTGGTTTCTGAAGAACGCCTTGAAAGCACTTACACGACGGCCATGGCTTACTTCCGGCTCAACGGGGTTCACAATCCATCAGATGAAGACCTGTCCGCCATGATCCGTTCCATGAGGGGGCAAGAATGACCCCTGAACAGATCATTGCCCGCGCCAAGTCTCGTGAGACTGCCGACAACCAAACACCTGAAGACGTGCTGGCGTCTGTTCGCGGGCGCATGGCACAGGGCGCATCTGGCTCGCTTTACGCAACAGACGACATGGCGCCGGATGAGGCCGCCGATGTGGTGACCCTCGCCGAGCGCCGCGGCATGGAATTCGGCTTCGCGTGGAATCAGCGCGAGGCGCTTCAGCAAGAAGAGAAGGCCGAAGCAGATCGGCGCCAGTTGATGGATTCGAGCGCGCTGAGCCAGCATTTTTCAAATCCGGCCCGCGCTGCCGTTGGGCGTGACAGCATCGCTGAACTGGCAGAAATTGAGCAGCGCCTTCGCGAGAACCGGAAACCGCAAGAAGTGGGACCGAGCGCTAGGCGCATCGGGCAAGGCGCCGTCGCAGGTGGGCGTCTGCTTGAGGCTTTGCCTTTTCAGATCACTGCAGCGGCGGCGGAAAACGTGGCGGCGCGCGCTGAAGACGAGGCAGAAACGGAAGAAACCGAAAAGCTCATCGGTATCGACCTTGGTGGTGTTGAACTGGATCTCTCTTTCCTGGTTCGCGCGGCCATGGGGCAAGCCAAGAACGAGAACGTGCAGAATCCGCTGACGGCGCGGCTAGATGAGACCTTGGAAGGCATCGCATCAGACCCGGCCATGCGGAGCCTGTTTGAGGGCACAGCCGAATCCGCAATGGGCCGAGCTTCGGAAATTGAGGCTGCTGTTGAAGCAGATGCCCCAGAACTGAACAGTACACTGGATCGAGGTCTGTATTCGGGCGGGCAATCCTTGGTGCAAATGCTGCCGTCTGTGCTGGCGGGTATCATCACCCGCAACCCAGATGTTGCGACGATGGGCATGGCCGGGACGGTTTACGGTCCTGCCTACACCCGTGCCCGTGAAGAGGGCCTTTCAATTGACGAGGCGCAGGCCTTCGCGACTCGCGAGGCTGGCATTGAATACGCCACAGAGCGCTTGCCCATGGGCGCCTTGATTGGTGACATTGGGAGCAAGACGCCCATCCTGGAGCGCTTCTTGCGCTATCAAGGCCGCGAACAAATCGGTGAACAGCTTGCCACGCTGGGGCAGGATTTCAACGACTGGCAGACGCTCAATCCAGACAAGACGCCTGAAGAGTTCTTGCGAGAACGGCCAGATGCAGCGCTGACGACTGCGATTGCAACGCTGGTTGCGTCCGGTTCCATGCAAACGGGCCAAATTGCCTTGGAGATGATGGCCCGGTCTGATGGAGAGCAAGCCTCCCAAGACTACTCCGACCGCCTCGACCGGATCCGCGAAGCCGTAGCCGTGGCCCCTGTCACAGAACGCAGACGTCAGGATGTGGCCGAGTTCATCGAAAACGCAGGTGAGGGCGAGACCGTGCTCCTTGATAGCGAGGGATTGGCTGAGCTTTACCAGTCCGATCGCACCAAGTTCCGCGAGGCGGCAGAATATCTCGAATTGACAGACGACCAGATTGAGCGCGCGCTCAACGGGGAAGAGAGCCCTGAAGTGAAAGTGAGCCGTCTTCTGACTTTGCCTGAGACGTTCGAGGACATGCGCGACCTCGCCAAGCAAGACGTCGACACACCGAGTGTGCGGGAAGCGCGGATCGAAGCTGAGCAGGATGCGGCGAGTTTGGACGCCCAGCAGCTGGCCGAGCTTATGGATTTTGAGACGCAGGCCCTGGAGCGGTTCGAGGCGGCGGGCGTCGCGGTGCAGGACATAGCTATAAATTCCGGTCGGTCTGTTGAGGAAGCGGAAGCGTTAGGCCGGGTGTGGGAAGCCCATCTGAAAGTGCTGTCATCTGATGGTGTGTTGACGGATGAGGAGATCGACAACTTCACTGAAGCACTGACGATTGAGGGGCCTCAAGCGGTGCGGGATGCACAGACACAGTTTGATCCGGACGACCCGTCTGCCCTCATTCAGGCCACAGAGCAGGGCTATGAGGGCGAGGACTGGGGCGAAGCGGCAGAATGGCTCCGCGCGTCTCAGAAGGGCCTGGACATGTCCACTGAGGGCCGCATGGCGCGGGCGCGGGAGGTGGGGTTTGATACAGAGATGGTGCTGTATCATGGGACGGCCGCTGACTTTGATGAATTCAAAGCTGGAAGCGGCTGGATGGGAAGGGGCGTTTATTTGACGCCTGATTCTGAAACGGCAGGCCGCTACACAGCGCACCGCCAACACAAAGGAGAATTGGCGAACGGCACGGAACGCCGAAACGTCATGCCACTCTATCTCCGGGGTAGGCTTGCACCCCTGGAGCGCGCCGCGGACCTGCAAGAGCAGTTTGGCGCCGAGGCGATGCAGCGGATGCTGCGCGACGAAGGCTATGTCGGCTTTCGGGTTCGTGATGAAATTATAGTCTTCGATCCCTCCAACATCCGCTCCGTCAACGCCGCGTTTGACCCGGATTATTCAGACAGTGCGAACCTGCTGGCGCAGCCGCCCGTTGATGATGTCGGCGATCTGGACACACCCGAAGCCCGCGAAGACTTCCGCGCCCATGAGGTCCATCGTGTCGGCATTGAGGGCGGCGGCGAGCTTGACGGGTATTACGGGTTTGAGTTTGGGGGCGAACGCCTGTTCCTCGAAGTCTTCGGCGGTCGCCTTCAGCTCAAGCGTGGCACCGGCCAGACCTTTGCAGAACCTGTAGATTTTGCTACACTGGATGACAGTGGATGGGCAGAGCTTGCCGCCACACTCGAAACACTGATTGAACCGCTTACTGCCGCGCCACTGGAGGTCCAGACGGTCAGCGAAGGCGAAGCGGATTTCTGGGAGAGCATTCTTGAAGGACTTGGCGAAACCCCACAACGCGACGGCACCACAGTCCGGCTCGCCGAGTTCAGCGAGTCCACAGCCCAGTCCTACCGACAGCGGCTCAAGGACAGAAGCCTCATCGCCGCCACAGGCCAACCCAGCCGGGAAGGCGAGTGGGCCTTCCTCCAGTCCCTCGATGCCTTCGACTTTCAAAGGGGCCGAGCGGATCGACTTGACGCAGGGCGGCGCCGCCTTGAAACGGCTGAAGGCGAACGGGCGCAAGCCGTTCTCGAAGATACCCGGAAAGCCCTCGAAACCGGCATAACGGCCCTCAGAGACGAGTTCGGCGGCGATCGATACCTGTCAGACCTGATTGGCGCGATGGAGAGCCAGGCGGACGTGTACGCGCTTGAGGGCCATAGTGCACCGTCTATCCTTCAGGGCATGCGCGAGAAGCTGGAAGATGCGCGTGATGGCGGGGCGTTGTTTCAGTCGGGCGACACCCCCCGCGCCAGTGTCCGTATCCCGGGCCTTGTAGACGACACGGGCGGCGGGGCGATCAGCCCGGACCCGGGCGCAGGGATTCAAGACATACTGTCAGGTGAGGGCGAGCAGATCCTCATCCGTCTGGGCGAAGCCGCCGACAAGACCACGCTGCTCCACGAAAGCGCCCATATCTTCCTGGAGCTGTACGCGGCGCTGGAGGACCGCAGCCCGGCCATTGCCGAGCGGATGGCGCCTTTGCGCGAATGGCTCAAATGGGAGAAGGGCCAGCCGCTGACCCGTGAGCAGCACGAGAAGTTCGCTGGCGAGGAAGGTTTTGAGCTCTATCTCGCTCGCGGCGAAGCACCGTCAAAAGAGCTGAAGGGCTTGTTCCGCCAATTCCGATCCTGGTTCGTCAGCATCTACCGCCAGCTGCGCGATGGCATGCCAAAGCTGGACCCGCGCGCGAAAGAGTTCTTCGACCGGATGTTGGCTACGGACATCGATGTGGAGATGGCCCGTAGCGAGCAGGGCCTCGCCCTCTCTTCCAAAGTCCGGGACATCATGTCCGAGGAGCAGATCGCCAAGCATGAAGCCTATGCCCGCGCCCAAGGCGATCTTGCCAAAGACCGGTTGTTCAAGAAGCATTTGGAAGAAGTCGAGCGGCGGTCGCGCAAGACCTACCGCGATGACCGCGAGCGCATTGAAAATGAAGCGCGCGCCGAACTGGAAGAGCAGGGTGTTTATCAGGCCAGAGCGGCGCTGGAAGGGGGCTTGCAGCTGAATGCGGGGCTGGTCGACGCCATCGCGGGAGAAGACGCCGCCGCTGCGCTCAGCAACTATCTCAGCGAGGATGGCATAGACCCGGATATGGTCGCGCCTGACTATGGCTACGCCACCGGCGATGAGATGATCCGCGCTTTGATGGAGGCGCCTGACCTCGATCGACAGGTTCGTAAGTTGACCAAGGCCCGTCTCGACCAGCTGCACGGGGACATGATGAGCGACGGCTCAGCCGAGGCTGAGGCGCTGGAGTTGATGTTCAATGATCCATCGATCCGCGCGATGGAAGTGGAGCGTGACGCTCTGGCAGCGAAAGCGGCGCGCGATCCGATCCCGCTTGCTGGCATCCGCAAGCGCGCGGACCAGCTGATCAATTCCACTCCGATCAGCCAGATCATCAAGCCTGGCACCTATGCCATCCAGGCCCGCACCCTGCACCGCAAATCCATGCACGCTGCCGCTCGCGAGCAGTGGGAAGATGCCCTGCGCTACACCCACCAGGCCATGCTGCAACACGAACTGGCGCGGCGCGCCTATAAGGCGCGGGAAGAGATCGCAAAGATTGATCGGTATCTGGCGAAGTTTGCGCCCCACCGGAAGCTCGACCCGAAGAAGGTGGCCCCGCGCTATATCGACATGATCCGCAAGCTGCACGCCTTGCCGGGCGCAGATAATCAACAGCCGGTCATGGCGGAACTGGTCGCCTTTGAAGGCAAGGAGCAGAATGAAGGCTTTGCCGTGCAGCTCCCGCTCATGGTGCAGACAGGGCAAACACTGCCTCGGCGCCGCAACATGACCATGGAGCAGCTACGGGATTTTCGCGACGGAGTGAAAAATCTCAACACGCTGGGCCGTCAGGATAGCGAACTTGAACGTGAACGACGAAAGGCCCAAGCAGCTGCGCTGGCAGCAGACATTCGAAAGAACTACACGGGCAAGCTCAAGCGTGAAACCCGCAATCCGTCTGCGATGGAAAAGCTGACGGCAGGCGCGCGGGAAATCGAGTCCCTGATCTTGCGCTATCCGTTTCTGGTCGAGGCCCTGCAGGGCGGGAAGGATGGCGCGGTTGTCAAAGCCTTGGAGCAGGGTCTTCGCCGTCAGCTGACCGCGCGCAACCGTCGCCGCCATGACATGACGAAGAAGCTGGTCGCCATTCTGGACAAGCACGGCATCACGCAGGATGAACTGAACAAACGGATTTCAGCGCCAGCGATTGAGGCCGGGCCGGTCAAATTCGAGCAAGTGATTGCGCTGGCTCTCAATATGGGCACCCAGTCCAACCGCGACCGCATTGCCGGTGACCCGACATTGGGCGAACTGGCGGACATTGAAGCCCTTCTGGAGCAACGCCTTGAAAAGCGCCACTGGGATGCAGTTCAGGACATCTGGAACCTGATTGGCGAGCTGTGGCCGGAGGCGTCTGCTGTTGAACGTAGCATGACGGGCGTGACGCCGAAGAAGGTTGATGCGCTGCCTTTCACCAACACCCATGGGAGTTATGCGGGCGGCTACTTCCCGATCTCCTATGATCGCAACTTCCTGTCGAACAAGGATTTAGGCGACGCGGACATGAAAGAGCTGTGGAAGGAATCGGTCAACGGCATGGCAACCCATGCAGCGACACCCAAAGGCTTCCTGAAAGAGCGCCAGGCCAATGTGCAAAGGCCGCTTCGCTTGTCGCTGGATAACATCATCACCCACATCGATGATGTCACCAATGACATCTACCTGCGCGAAGAAACGAGCCGGATCAGCCAGATCCTGCGCAGCACAGAATTCCGCGCCGCCGTCAGCGAAACCCATGGCAAGGAATATCTTAAAACGCTGGAAACTGTACTCAAGCGCGTCGTGCATGGCACAGAGCGCAGCCAGGACAGCATCGAACGCCTGTTCCGAACTTTGCGCGTCAACGCTTCTGTGGCCATTCTCGGCCTGAATGTCCGCACGGCCTTGCTGGCGCCGGTCTCCTACTTCCAGACCGTCATTCCGCGGTACGGGATCAGGACCATTCTTGACGGTATGGGTGCGTTCTACATGCGCGGCGTCGGGGCGCAGAAATACATCACCGAAAAATCGGAGTTCATGCGCGAGCGCGTCGACACGCTCAGCCGAGAGGCCCATGAGCGCTTGCGCAATGCCAAGCGCCAGTCGACATGGAATAAGGCCCAGGGCGCGGGCTATTGGATGATGAGCTTTATTGAAATCTGGTCGACGTCCGGGCCAACCTGGATGGGCGTTTATCGCAAGGCAATTGCAGACGGGAAATCAGAGCAGGACGCTGTAACGGACGCCGATCGCGCAGTGGCAGTGACTCAGGGCTCCGGCCTCGAAATCGACCAGTCCATCCTGCAGGGTGGAAGCGAGTTCAGCCGGTCTCTCACCTTCATGTGGGGCTACGTCTCTGGCTATTATGGCATTGTTCGCAATGATATCGCCAAGGCGGATGGCTACAAGAAAGCCTGGCCGGTTGTGAAGCACCTGGTCATTTTGAACATCATGGCGGCGATGGTGGAAGGCCTCCTTCGCATGGCCTCAAGCGATGATGAGGAAGAAGACCCTTATCTCGACGCCGTTCAGCAGATGTATTGGCGGAACATTATCGGGATGATCCCGCTCGTCAGTCAGGCTGCCAATCGCTATGGCGCTGAAGCGCCGGCTGTCGCGGCGGGTTCTGGCCTGTTCGATAGCTGGCGGGCCTGGGAGCGCGCCGCAGAGGAAATGGCCGAAACCGGAGAACTGGAAGGCGAAACAGCTTACCGCGCCACGCGCCAGACGCTGAAATCAATCGGCATTGCGATCGGCTTCCCGGGCACACTTCAAATCGACAAGACGGTCAACACGCTTGTGGTGGATGACGATCCCACCATGCAGGAGTTGATTCTCACCGGCCCAGACGATGACAACTGATCAAATGCTCAATCCAACATCACAAGAGGCGCCTTCGGGCGCCTTTTTTAATGGGGTAAGCCATGGCGTTCACTGAAACGATTGCCGAAATTATCCAGGCTCAGACGCTTACGTCTTGTCGCGCAGCCACGACCGGAAACATCACTCTGTCGGGCAATCAGACGATTGACAGCGCGGCCCTGATAGCTGGTGACCGCTGCCTCGTAAGAGATCAAACAGACCGCACCGAAAACGGCATCTATGTCGTTCAGGATGGGGCGTGGACCCGTGCCAGCGACATGAATGGCCCAACCGACATTGTCTCCGGGGCAATCGTCACGGTCTGGGATGGGAGCCTTTACCGAAGCGGCTTGTTCCAAATCACGTTTGCGGGCGAGTTGTCGTTTGGGACGACTGAGATTGCCGCAACCCTCCTGTATGGCGGCGATAAATCCAAGCAGTTTATTGTTGTAGACACGATTGCAGAGCTACAGGCCCAGAATGGCGATGACGCGGAAGACACCGTGCTCATGCTCGGCGCCCGCGGCGGGGTGTTCAAATGGTCCACGGCTGACGAAAGTGCAAACGTCACCGCCGATCCCGGTTACATCGTCTATGTCCCGCCCACGTCTGACCTCACGGGCGCAAGCGGCTGTTGGGTGCGGGTATATGGCGACCATCTGGAATATGAGTGGGCTGGGCCGACCACAGCAACGGCGACACACCTTGCCTATCTCTCAAACGGCCTGGCCGCACAAAGGGTGCGCAACCTTGCGGCCACACTGGGTGTGAAGCTGATCACGTCTGGCCCCAAGACCTACACCTGGACCACTGACAGCGTGGCAACGGGCGAAGGCGCCGTGGTCAGAATGACGACCGGCGACCGCATCAAATGGGAAGGCCGCGGCACTGTCATCAAGCCTGAGACGAACAAGATTGAACTGTTCACGGTCGAAGGGTCCACCAATGACCGGTTCCGGGGCATCATCTTTGACAACTCCGACAACGGCGCGCTTCAAAATCAGACCAACACATCGGCGAATGTGCCGAACACAGGCGTTGCGGGTCTCGGCAATCGGGCCAACAGCGCCATCCGGCAGTACACGGGCGGCGGCCTCGACATCCGCCATTGCGAGTTTAAGCAATTCACCCAGGCCAGCCATTACATCGGCGATAATGACGATGACAGCGTGGCCGTGGGCGACTTCCGATTCCTCGACAATGTGGTCGATGGCTGTGTTCAGGGCGCCCTTGTGGACAGCCCGGAGCGGGTTTGGGTCCACGACAACAAGTATATCAACGGCTTCGACAATGTGAACGCCGACGCCTCAACCGATGATGGGCACCTTCTCTACCTGACAGATCGTGACAGCGGGCCGCCGAAAACCGTCAGCGTCTCAGGCAACCATTCGTTCGGTGGGCAAAGCTCGTTTTGCAAGATCCGCAAGGGCCTGGACGTCACGGTTGTGGGCAATGTCTGTAACGGCACGACACGCGGGATCGAGCTGTGGAACTGCCGCGGCGGATCGGTTTCCGGCAATACGATCTCGCTTTGGAATATCGCTTCTCAGGGCGCGGTATTTGGCAGCAATCACTCCTGCCTGGAGGTCACCGATTGCGGCGAAGTGGCGGTGGGCGTCAACAGCTTCACTCTTATTGGTGCCAATGGTTGGGGTGTTCGCATGCGCTCTGGGTCAAGCACGGAAACATGGGCCAATGTCGGCAACACAATCACCGGCCTGACCATTGCAAATGATTACACTGGCGCGACCGGGAAGGCAGCGATCCTTCTGGACGGCCAAACGGCGGCTGTTGTGAATGGCGGGCAGTTGATCCACACGGGCAACACGGCTGCAACGGCCTATCCGGTTGTTCTGGCAGACTGTACCGATTGCCGGGTGATCCGGTTCCGCCACATCACGACCGGCAGCCCGTCCGATGCGGACCACATCGTCAACATCGACAGCGATTGCTCCGGCTGCATCATCGAGACCAGCCGCCACGACATTGATACGGACTGGACCGCAACATCTGTCAATGACAACGGAACGAACACCACGGTCATCGTGGACGGCGAAGAAGAGATATCCACGAGCAGCCCTGTTCCGACGTTTGCCACGATGGGCGACGCGATGCTGACGGTGAACGGAACCCCAACGCTGACAGCCAAACGCATTGGCAATGAGGTTTTTGGCCACCTCGATATCAGCTTCACCACCAACGCTTACACGACAGCTTCTGGCGCTTTGCACATATCCTTGCCAGGCCTGCCAGTTCCAACGGGCAGTAAGAGCTGGCCAGTGGACCTCTGGACCCAGAACAACGTCACTTTCTCTGGGGAACTCAACGCTGCTGTGGAGGCAAATTCTGGCTCGGCGCGCGTCAAGTTCCGCCAGGTCGCGACAGGCGGCAGTGGTTCAACGATCACAACCAGCAATGTGCCCGCATCCACGACCTTTGGGTTTGAGGGCAAGTTCAACTACGACACCGAGGCGGCCTAATGTCCGATTTTGAGAACGAACTGCAAGCCAATGCCGATCTCCACTTCGAGCGGCTGTTTCCCCCGGTGCGGCAAGAGAAGGCGATTGAATCCGCCCTGATCGAGATTGCTAACGCGCTGGGCTGCGAATGCTCTGAGCTTCGCCAGATGGTGGCGTTCCAGACGGCCATCGACGCCAGGGCCGCAGCTTTCCGCGCAGCCCATGAAGAAAACCCGTTGGCGGTGACAGACATCGACAATGGCTGGCCCAAAGGCGCACAGCCTGACCCTGTGCCGCAGGGCCTGTTGCAGAGGGTGGCTGCGCTGGAGGCTGGGGCGCGCCACGAAGACGTGCCAGACCACCTGAGTGACCTTTTTGATGCGTCTCTGACGCCTCGGCAAAACCACGACAAGCTTCAGCGGAAATATATCATCCTCAAGAACGAGGAAGAGTACGCCCGCTTTCACAACGACATGCAAACCGCCATGGCCAAGCTGAGAGAGGCCCAGCGCGTTGAAAGCGGCATTACCTGGAACCGGCCACGTCTAGCGGAGCAGGTGTAATGCCAGATACTGAAACGCAGCTTCCTGCTGCCGGGGCAGAACCGTCATTGACCGAACGTGTGGCGCGTCTGGAGGGTAAGGTCGATGGGGCCAACACCCTCCTTGAAGAGCGGCAGACCACGTTTGCCCAGGCCACCACAAACGACATCGGTCGGGAATTCGACAAGGTCCGGGGGGCCTTCAAAACCATGCTGGATGAACGCGACCGACGCACGTTCGGGGAAACACAAAGCGGGGACCGGGCGCTGACCTTTCCTGAGGTGCTTGAATCCATCCTCGATCAGCATGACCGGCGCCGGTTTGGCGAAACCGAAGACGGGTCAAGGGCGCTGACGTTCGCAGAGGCTTACCAACGCGAAACCTCGTCTCGACGGACCCGGTTTTGGGAGCGCGCGCGCAAGTGGGGCTGGCCTGCCGGCTTCATCCTTATGGGCCTTCTGACCATCCTTGGCGGCGGCTCCGTCGTGGATGGCATCGGGGTTGTCTTACTCGGATTTTGATAGGAGCATTTATGGCTGGGGTTTGGCAGGAAATTAAGTCTGCTGCGGAATGGATGGGCACGCGCTTTGCGAGCTGGTTCACGACCGCTTGGCTTTACATCATCTTGTGGGGCGTCGTTGCGGGCGCCTTCGTGGTGCTCTTGTATATCGATGGGGTGTTCAGCCGAAAGCTGGCGGCTGACAGCATCAACCCGCTGTCCTTCCAGGCGATGGGCTGGGTGTACCGCTTCTTTGCAGCGGCTTTCCTCATGGCAGCAGCGCGGTGTGTTTACAAAGGTATCAAGGGCAAGTGGACGTTTCGGCTGCTGGGCGTGTTTGCGTCGCTGATCGTCTGCTTGCATGCGTGGGGCTTTGGCTTTGAGGCGCTGGATGAGCGCCGCGACCAGGCTTTGGCAGCCCAGACCGTGGCCAGCGTTCAGACCGACACGAACGCCGAAATTATCGCTACGCTGGAAGCCCAGAAGGCTCAGATCGATGCGGACACAACCGCCGCTGTTGCCGCGCTCGATGCAGAGATTCGGCAATACATCACTGACGGCATCAACAATGATGATCTCGCAGATGATAGCCGGGCGAGGCGCACACAGCTTCAGGACGCGGCCATCACGCGAAAGCAGGACTTGGATGAACGCATTATCAGCCTGAAGCTCGCCAACGTCGCGCCGCAGGAGCAAGCTGCACAAGCTGAAATCACAGCCGAACCATGGGCGCCGATCTTCGTTGGAATGGCGCAGCTGTTCACCTGGACCAAAGAGCCCTCAGACTGGGCAATTTACATCTGCGCAATCATGTTCGTTGTTTGCTGGGTGCTGCTTGGCGAATGCCTTGTGATCTTCCTGCCAGAGCGCATTTACGTCATGCACCTGGCAGACGCGGAGGCTTCGAAACGCTCCGAAGCGGCGAAGAAGGGCCACGAGACCCGCCGCGAGAAGGAAGAGGCCGCTGATCGCGAATCCCGCCGAACTGGAAAGCAAATCGAGGCGGCCCAATACTACAACCAGCTCGCCCTGGCGCTACTTGACGCCAAGCGCAGGCGCCCGCGCCTCGTCATGGATGGCATGCTTGGTGTCAAAAAGTACCACACCGAAAACGTCCGCACCGTCCCGGAACTGATCGGCATTCTCGATAAGTGCCTGCAATACGGCGACCTGACACAATCAGAATATGATTTCCTCGTCGGCACACCCGCTGTCAACGGCGCCGACAAGACCCCGCCACCACCAACCGAAGGGCCATCCGATGACGATGCACAACCTGCCGCAGGCGTCTGAATGCGGACTGACGCTGATTAAGCGCTCAGAAGGCTTTGTCCCCACGCCATACCTCTGTGGTGGCAATGTCTGGACCATTGGCTACGGCCACACCAAGACGCTGCGAGGCATGCCGAAAGAGCAGCGCGACAAGCTGAGCTGGTCTACCCAAGACGGCGAGCTCGCCCTGAATGAGGACATGGTAGAAACCTACCAAGCCATGGCGCGGATTTACAAAGTGCCGCTCTCACAAGGTATGGTCGATGCGCTGGCCAGCTTCATCCACAATTACGGCGAAAGCAAAACTAAGGGCTATTCCCTCACGCGGCTGATCAATGAGGGCGCCCCGAAAGCCAAAATCTATGAGCAGTGGATGGAGTACGTCTACACCCTACGCGATGATGATGGCGACGGCGACACGGACGCCATTCTGGATCCCGGCCTTCCCATCCGCCGATACCGCGAAATTGTCATGGCGGAAGGGCATTCCTACGCCGCAGCCGAGGCGGCTGCGAACACCGGTAATCTGGACCTTGAAGAGGACCGGATCCCGTGGCGGAATGGGGGCTTCAAGGAAATCTTTGTTGGCCGCACTCCGGTTGCGGAAGTACTTCGGCGCGCCGAGAGCTATTCCGCGCTGATGAATGAGAAGCTAGAGCGCGATCCCGTCTGGATCCCTGACAGCGCCATGGAAATCCCCCACCCCCGCGCGCCGCAACCATCCATCCCTGTCCTAGAAACGCCAGAGCCGGAGCCAGAGCCAATGAAGCCCGTCAAGCCTCGTGATCCATACACGGACCCGGCCACCGGCACCAAGCCGATTGAGCGCTCTGAGCGGGTGGAAGGCTACACCCGAGAGCGGGAAGGCGAGCGCTGGCTCGGCGCCGTGCGTGTTCTTTTTCCTGCAGGCGCAGGACCGGCTCTGCTGGCATTCTGGAATGGCCTGCCGTTCTGGCAGGGCTTTGCCGTCTTCGCGCTCTTGGTGGCCGCTGGCGGCGGCTACGGCGCGTTCCGCCTCATGGAAGGCAAGCGCATGAAAGAGCGAGGACGCTTGGCTGGAAGCCAGGGGCTGCACTGATGGGCATCAGCTGGGCCTTCCTGAACAACCCCGTAGTGAAGTGGGTGGGCATCGTCCTGGGCGTCCTTCTGGGCCTCAAATTCTACGGCGAAAAGCGCGAAGCCGATGGCCGCCGAGAGGAGAGAAGCAAAAGTGAAAAGCGTACTCGGATTGTTGTTGATACCATTGAAAGGAATAGTGATGAGTTTGTTGAAACCTATCGCGATGCTGCTGCTGATAGCCCTCATTTCCCCACTGCTGACAGCGTGCCAGGCGACATCGGGCGTGTCATCTTCAAACGAAATCCTGGAGAGCGAGCCGATCTCGATGGAGGCGGCGTGCCACGTGCTGAAACCCCGGACAGTGACGTTCGAAGAATATCACGCCATGACCGCCGCGGACCAAGAGGCTCTTACTGACGCAGCGGCCGGTTGGCTGGCGCTGGGGTGCGGGCAGTGACCACGCCCACCCTTCCGATAGCCAACATCCTGCAGTGGGTTTGTGGCGGAGTGGCGGGCCTGTGCAGCCTTGGCGTCGGGCTGATCCTGCTTCTGGGGCAGCTCTCCTACGCACCAGTTGGGCAGAAGGTGTGTAACGCTCTCTCAGAGATCACATGGGACTGTTTCGATGTCTACTGCATGGACCATGAATTCGATGAGATCCGGGCTCGCGCCGATCTTCTGATTGATGAATGCCCCGAGCCGCCAATGTGGGCCTGGATGGTAGAGCCGCTTCCCTCATTCGAGGAGTGGAACAACTATCCCCACGCGCCAAGACTGAAGCCGGAGAGCGTAGACGTTGTGATGGCTCGATATGACGAGCCGGTCGCGCCCTAGCCGCTATTGAGGATGAGGCGGCCGGTTTGCGCTTCCGGAAACAGTAAATGCTGATCGGTAAGGTTCATTCCCCACGCTAACCCAATGCCTGCTCAGAGAGACAAAGTCTTCAAATGTAAATTCGGACATTTCACAGATGTCAGAATGATCGCCGAAATACCAAACTTTCTCAACCTCCGGGTCGGCAAACAGCTCTAGTAAGAGGGACGCTATCTGAGGCCAGAATCCTCGTTCATAGCCGCGCCCGTAGTAGCGCCAAAGTGTGGACAGCGAATGCGTGGCGTCAACGCCAGCGTCGCTTCTATCTACCCACTTGGCGTCAAGTGGAGGCGACAACCCAAAATCAGGACTAGCCTTTATCCACAATTCTACATCAACACCCATGCCATTCTCCTATCACATTCTAATCCTATCTATAAAGAGCCGGGCGATGAGTCCCCCAGCCCACTAAGCCCGGCAGCGCTCGCGGGATTAGACTGCCTGTCCGATCTCGCGAGCGTTTATTTTGGGGGGGGTGGTCGATAGATGAAATCCTTCGGCGGTCCCGGCGTATCGCCCCATCTCCAAAACTGCCACCATTTTGGGGGCTTCCAGCCGCTTCTTAGGGCAAACGAGTAAGCCCAGTCCATTGACGCTGTAAATTTCGCTTTCAGAGCGGATTGTGAATCCGTATTTCATCTCACTCTCCTTCAGGTGCGGTGGGGCGGGCGGGCACAACCCACACCATTTCTGGCAGGGGCTGCTCGCAAAGGTGCTCAACAAACGCGCCTAGCCTGGCTGTTGGCTTGCGCTCTTCGTCAATCAGGCCCTCTTCCTTCATCCAGTCCAGCACCCGGTTTCCTGCGTCACTCTCGAAGTGATGGGCCCCCAGGTGCTTTTCTGGTTCAGCCGACGTCCAGAATGCTAGGCACCAGTCAATTTGCATCGGGGTCACAACACACCTCCCCGCCCGCGGTCCATTGACTCATGCCAAATCTCGATACTTGGGTTCATCACCTCTCTCCTCTCTCAAATGCGCATAATGCGCACACTGGTGGGAACGCCCGGCCAACACTGGGCGGATGCAAAAAAGTGGGCGCGTTTCTCCGTGTGTTCACGGGAACATGCGGTGAATTTCCCCAAAAGTGGGCAACGTTACGCGCTGTTTTTATTGAGTTTCCCGATTCCCCTAGGGAGTGCCACCGGGTTTTATAGTGTATTGTTTTCATGTCGCTTTCCTGATGATTCCGCCCACCATTGTAAAAGTGGGCACCCGAAGTGGGCTATAATTTCCCCATCGCCTTGCGTGCCAGGAGCTTCTGATTGGCCTCGCGGGCATAAGTTTCTACCTCTGAATCTGACATATGGAGCGTGACGGCCCGCACTTCGCGTATAGTTGCGCCGGCCTCAAACAGCCGCACGACAATCGCCTTGCGCAGACCGTGCATTTGACAGTCATTTGAAAGCCCGGCCTCCCTGCAGCGCGCCTTAAACCACTTCCCCAATCCATCCACAGTGAAGGGCTTGCCGAATTTAGTGGAGATGAACGATTGCAGCCCGGTCATAGGTAGGGCCTGCAGCGCGTCTCGCAGTTCGTCGACAACGGGCAAAACACCTGTCACCCCTGTCTTCTGTTGCGTAATCCGAATGCCGTCAGCCGTCAGATCGCGTGGGCCGAGCCGCGCCACATCTGAACGGCGCGAACCGGTGTAGAGGGCCAAGGCGTAGGCGGCGCGCGCTCTGGTGCCGACAGGGTGGCGCGCCTCAAACTGAAGGCATTCCTCCAGGGTCCACGTGTGAAAGCCCCCAGAGCGCATCTTGAGGCGCTTCACGCCCTTGGCCGGGTTGTGGTCGACGAAATCGTTTTCAATGCCCCAGCTATAGAGCGCTGACAGTATCTTGATCCGAACGTTGGCGGCAGCGGGTGTGTTGCGCCGCTCATCGCGTCCAGCTCTTATATCTTTTGATGTAATAGACTTGGCCGGCAGGTCGCCAGCCTTCTTGCGCACATCCAGCAATACCCCGCGCCGAGTGTTTTGCGTTGCCTTGGCCAGATCACGCCAATCGGTGCTGCGCATGTAAGCGTTAATCATTTCCGCCAGTGTGCCGCGGTCGCCTCGGCGTTCCTCTTTGCCCGCGAGAATCATCTCATGTTCTGCAACCCATGCCGCAGAGCCGGGTTCTTCATGCATTCTGATTTTTTTGCCTTGGGGGTTAAGCGTATACCAGCAGTGATTTCCGTGCCGGTCGACGTGGAATCGAGTGCGCTTGTATCGCTTTCGAAGTTCTGCCATGCCCATCATATCGCTATCGGCCCTCGTGAATGAGACACCGACTCACCATCCCGTGGCAAGCCGTCAACATAAGCGTCCAGATCCCGCACATCCCATGCGACCACACCATCCTGCCTGCGGGGCTTTGGAATCCGGCCCGCGTCGACCAGCTCGCGAAACTTGGTTTCACGAAGGCCAATGTAAGCAGCCGCATCCGTCACGCGCAGAAGGCGAGGGCACTGGAAAGGAAGAGCGCGATTAGCCATCGTCGCGCCTGCAGTGGTCAAGAACAGCGAATATATCGCCATGCTCTTTGAGGGCGTGAATCAGGGTATAAAAAAACGGATCATGCCGATACCACTCTCCGCGGTGATGGTACTTTTGCATGAAAAGCTGGATCATGCTTTCATCGCCCTTGGAGCAGTTTTCCTGAAGGTGCATTAACTCCAGGCGATGAGGGTTCGCCGATTGAAGTTGGTGCCGTCGACTAGCAAACTTGGCCGTCCATCCAATCTTCACAAAGCGGCGGGCTCGCAAAAAGTACACAACGCCAACAGGGTCTTTGGCCTCAGCGGCCTGGTCGACTTCAGCCACCTTAAGCAGCCGCGCAGGAGCCGCACGCCCGGTCATTGGTCGCGCTCCGGGCGGGCAAGCCGATCAGGATGATACGGCATGAAAAAGAACAACTCCCAGTACAGGTGGTCTTCTTCACGAGCTGGCCCAAAGTCAGATGTCAGTGCACGTTCCCCCGTGGCAGGATCGCAGACGACTTCACGGTTCTTGCAGACTATCACATGGTTGCAGCCAGTACTTCCCACCGTTACTAGAACCAGAGATTGGCGGTTACACTGATACCACCAATTGAGCACACGCCAGAGGTCGTCTTCCTCGCTTTTGTCGAAGTCGATGGTCAACCTGCCAAGCTCCATGTTGCGCTCTCGAAACCACTTCTGGATGCGGGTGCGATCACGGTCTACGCCCCAATCAGCGCCACGCTCGGCGAAGTGCGGTACTTCCTCCGGCTCAAGGCAAAGAGCGCTGGCGATTGCGGTTCTGAAACAGTCTCCGAACTTACCGCTTGCGGGGTCGTGCTTTATGAGCTGCTTGTGCCTCCGAAACCCCATCACCCGGCCTCCGTCTCGCCCGCTGGGGCGGGTGGGAGGAGCGCCTCCTTGATCAAATCAAGCGCAACGCCCGGCAGAAAAGGTTTATCGCCCGTCAAGTCCTCCCACATGGCGGCTTTCGCCGCACCCCATGGACCGTAGAACAGAGTGACGATTGCGATGGCTCGCTCGATGTCTGGCCGCCACTCCTGCGCAGGCGGGGCTGGTGTTTCGGAGAGGGCGCCACACACGTCCGCGATCATCATGGCGAAATTGCCGATATCGGCGGCTTCTGGCCCGACGCATTCCGCGTCGAAATCGTCTTCGTAGTAGAACTGCCGACCAAGTTCTGCGACTTCATCCAACAGCCGCGAAAATAACGGCAAGGTCCGCTCATTTTTCCAACCCGGTTTGTGATCATTGGCCCGAAGCTGTGCTTCCATCAGATCCGCGAACGCGCGCACCTCTGGCCGCCACCCCTGCGCAGGCGGGGCTGGTGTTTCGGTCTCCACCGCCACGCCTTCACGCAGGCGGTTGAGGATGTGAAGCGCCGCTGATCGCCAGCCTTCTTCGTATCCCCGGAAGTGTTCAGTTTTGCGCGGGGCAACGTAGATCAGGCTTTCAGGCACACCCTCCACCGTACGGGTGAACAGGGAGATGACGGCATCAACCGCTGCATGATACGGTTCATCTGGGGCGATATTCTCGCCCGCTTGAACGCGCTCGTTGACGGCAGCCGCCGCCCTGATTCCAGCATCATGGGCCTGCTCCACGAGCGGCCCTTCCACGGGCTCAGGCTGGGGGAGGTTGGCGAGGTAGGTGGCGATGATGCTTCGAATAGTCTCATCGTCGCCAGCTTGAGGGCCATCTGTCCAATGGTCCTTGGCATACGCGTTAATCGCAGCCTCTAGGCCCTTCTCATTCAGCATCGGGTGTCTCCTGTGGGTGGCTGATGATGCGCCCAGACAGTGTGTCGAGGGCGTAGCGCTGAGTGCGGTCAGCCGCCTCTGCCGGTCCCCAGCGGGACATTTCTCTGTAACCGTCCAACAGCCACGCATTCCGTTTCCGCAGCCGCTCCACCTCTGCGATGAGCGCGGGGACAGCTGTGCGGGAGGCGGCGATGAAGGCGGCGTTGGCTTTGCGTTGGTAATCTTCCGACACATAACGGTGCCTCATGGTACAGCGCGTCAGTTCTCCGCAAATGGCGATTTCGTCATACCATTCTGGGCCCTTATGGGGCTGACTCACCCATTCAATACCAAGTGTTCCGTTGTTTTCGGCGTCCATCTGCACCCAAGGCCCATCCGTGGCCGCGTCACACAACCCCTTCAGCCGCTCTAGCTCTTCCTTGGACATACTCATTGTGCGGATTCCTTGTTCTGCCCCGACTTGAACCGCCTGTTCACGATCAGCCGCTGCTCTTCGGTGAGTGTGAGTTTTTCATCCCCCATGCGCAGGAGGGCTTTGACCATCTTGGCGCGTGTGCTGGGGGCGATATTTTCTGCATTAGCGAGGCGGATGACTTCGCAGCCGTTCACGCCAAGGCTCTGATTGGCGTGAGGTGCCGGTTCCAGCTCGGGCAGGCGCGCATCCCGGCAGAAGGCCGACACGCTGTCGCCAGAGGCGTCCACAGCCCAGAGGTCCAGCACGCTTGTCCACGCCTGCACAAACGGCGCTGTGTCGAATTTCTTCAGCCAGTTTTCCTGCGCTAGCCGGTCCTCCAGCGTCATACTCGACGCGCCGGCCTTGATGCCCTGGCCCCAGACGCTCGGGATCAGCGACACCGGATCTCGCAGGTACACGATGCCCGTGACGTTGTGGGCGATCGTCTTGAGCGCATCGACAAGCCTTTGCAGGCCGTCTGGATGCTTTTGGATGAACAGGTGCTCGCAGCTCAGGATCAGGCGCTTGCCCGCATGCTCGGCGGCAAGCTCTCGCCAGTGCGCCAGTGTTTTATCGGCGAATGCTGTAGGCTCACCAAACTTCTCGATCAGGTGACCCGGCGTGTCTTCGCGACGCGCAACAAACACCGCACCGACATTGGCGGCCCCGCCAGCCACATTCGGCGTCACCACGACACCGTGCCCCAACAGAAGGTCGCGATTGGCCTGCAACGTCTTCTGCAGGGTCGTGGTGCCCGTTTTCCGCTGGCCCAGGTGGACGAGGATGCTGGAGAACATTAAAAGCCTCTCGATTGTATCCTGCGGCTGCCCTTGGGCGGCCAGGGGTTGTTGTGGGTGGGGATGGAGGAGCTGCCGCGCTTCTTTCGGCGGGCGTATTGGCCAGAGCGGCCGCCCTGCCTGTCAGCCTTGGCGCAATCCGCAGATTGCTGGGCTGTGCGCTCAGCGTGGCACTCAGCACAAAGAAGCTGGCAGTTTTCGAGGGTTGATTGCCCGCCCATGTAGACCGGCTTGATGTGATCAAACTCACGGCCCGGCTTGTCACAGCCATAGGCCTCACAGCTTCCGCCAGAGCGCTCCAGAACGGCCATGCGGACGGACTTAGGGAAGGCCTTGCGCTTGGGGGTGTGGTCGGGGCGCCGGCTCATGCGGCTTCACCTCGCGCGATGTCGCCTTTGTCTTGAGGGGAGTGGAACTCGACACCATGCCGGGCGCCGAACGCGCTCACGACCTCAATCAAATCGCTACACTCTTTGACCGTCAGATCCCTTGAGGAATAACCAATCGGGATCATCCCCCCATCTTCCAAGGGCATCCAGCGTTCGCCGCGATAGCAGTGGATGAAGTACCGCTTCCACGCTTCTTGGTCGTACTTGCTGCCATCGATCCATGTGAGCTGGTCAGCCACATCCCGGCACATGGCGTGAAACTTCTTGTTTTGCTCGCTCGTGCGCCCACGGCGAATGAATGTGACTGAGAAGCCGAGCGGGGCGTCTCGCAGCCACTTCAATGCCCGCCAGCGGGACGCGTCCGTATAGATATCTTCGGTGTGACGGGTCATCAGGCAGGCTCCCGCGCTTTGAGTTCATCGCGGAATGACAGCAGGTCTTCGCTGTAGAAGGTGCGCTTCCAGCCTTCAGGCCATTGCAGATAGCGCTGATCGCACTTGATCACCGTGTACCACTGGTTCAACTCATCAACAGTGGACACACGGGACCGCATCTCTTTCACGATGGCGGGATATGAGCCAGTTTCGCGCGCCGCACCTGCGCTCAGGTTGGCGCCGCCCGCCTCGCCATCGTCATCCTCTGTTTCGCCATCCTTGCCGCGCGTCACGATGTTGAGGGCCGCACATCCAGAATAGCGCTTTGCATATGAGAGCGCTGATCCCCACGCTTGGGCGCCGTTCTTCTTCCCGCTGGGGTCTGCTGGCAGTGTGAAGGGTGTGCGCTCGGAGTGCCCGTCGCGGTGGCGCACTACACACCAGACAGTGATCGGCGCATTGCTGGGCTGCTCAATATCAAAGCGGATCGAAAACCCATGCTCTGTGTAGAGCGGCCGTGCGATCTCTTCGATGGCATCCCAAGGGGCGTAGGAACCTTTCTTGATGGTTTCATATCGACCCGTCTTTTGACCGTTGGGGCCGATGATTTCGCGGTCGTAGCTGATTTCTGCGGTGTGCTCGACAATCGGCATCGCCTTTTGGAACTCGGCCATGTCGCGGTAGAAGGCTTTCTTCGCCATCCGCTCTTCAGCCTGGACTTGCAGATCGATAAACTTCTCAATCTTGTCGATTGGCAGGCCCGGCATCGTCAGAAGCCGGTCCACAATGGCAATCAGGCTTCCCGACTCTTCGCGCTGCGCAATGGCGGCATCTTCGGCAATTGCTACCTCACCCATTTTCCATATCCTTCCTGTCCAAGTGTTCGTTCAGTTTGCGGGCGGCACGGGCGACCTTGGCTCTGGCGGCAAACGCCCCAGCCACATCCCCAAGGGCGGCGCAGGCTTGCACCTCACCCTCAGCGCGGGCGAGACGGCCGGCGAGCAGGGCCTCTTGTGGGTCGTGGGTGCGGAGGGCGATCATTTGTGACCATCCCAGCCAGCTTCCATGGCGGCACACGCGTCTGAGTGCATCTGTGCCTGTTTGGCCTCATCAATCCGCTCAGATTGATTCCATAGGAGGGCGAACGCTTTTTTGTACGGAATGATGCGGGGGTTTCCGTGACTGAGCCTTCTAAGAGCGAACTCGGCTGCAGACCTTTTTCGGTAGCAAAGCAACAGGCTTGGCGCATCGCTTGTCCACCAGAGGCGATCTGAAAGCTTGCGATCCACGAGCCCCAGAACGGTGATGCCATACCCGAGGCCCTGTTCAGCATCCCTGATTATGGAAAACGCATCCATCTTCAGCCCTCCACGTCCGCGCCAAGCACCCCAAGGGCGATGGGCCTGTGTGTTTCTTCGAGACAGTCAGAAAGAGCGACACAGGCACTGTCGATGGCGTCGGCTATTTGCTTATCCGTGCAGTACGGGGCGAGGCGGACGCAGATGGCGCGCTGGATGTCGTCACGAAGGTGCTGGGCGGTTTGATTGGCGTCGTGGGCTTCCGTGCGCGCAGCGGCTTCATAAGCAGGCTGCATCAGCGCATCTTGGGCGAGCTTTTCTTCGAGGAGGGTCATTGGGACGGCTCCTCAGTCTCAGGGAGCGCCTCAATCAGCTCAATCGGGAAGGCCCCACCTTCGTCGTTGGCTGCCGCAAGTCCGGCTTGCTCGTCGTATGAAAGACCGTAATAGGAAAGAAAGTCCGTTACAGGGCCATTGAATTCATCATAATCAACAACGATCGAATAGCCGCAGAGTTCATCGTCAAACTCTGCGCTTTCATCATCGACCGGCGCTACAAACGCCCCACTTTCGGACAAGTGCCCCTGAATGTGGGCGAGATGCCCGAGGCAACACATTCCACTGCCACCATCTGGGTCTTTCAGGTGGCCTTTGTGCCACTTCGCATCGCCGGACTTTAGCCTCTCCAGCCAGCGCTGTTTCAGTTCCTTCGTGATCGGCATCAAATCATCTCCTTGAAAGGGTTGCCCGGTGCGGTCAGGGGCAGTCGGGGAGGACACCGCACCGGGCGCTGCCAGTGGGGGCTGGCAGGGGTTAATTGACGGGGGCAGTGCGGCCAGAGATCGGGGTGCGAAGATCAATATCAGGCACGATCGTCGAAGGCTTAAATGTCACGCGGTATCGATAGGGGTCTGCCTCAACTGATCCGACTTGCTCAGAGAAGTACGTCACGTTGTCAGAGAGGCCGAGAAAGTGCTTTTTGAACTCTCGCTCGCCAACTTTGCAGGTCAGTTCGACTTGGTTGCCTTGGTCGGCAATCGAGCAAAGGCCCTCAACTTCCAAAATGTATTCATCGGTAATTCCGTTGAGGAAAACGGTGCGGCGCGCGACTTCAAAATTGTCTGCCGCTTTTGACAAATTGTGCGACGCTACTGTTGCGTCGTCTTGGCAAGCAGCCAGTGGCGCAATGAGCGCTAGCGCTACAATCGATAAGTGTTTCATCTCTCTCTCCAGCTCGTGGTGTGAGAGGACTATGCGACACGTTTTGTAGCGCGTCAACACAAAAAGTAGCGCAATGATGCTGCGCTATTCAAAATGTATCGGAATCAGTTGCAGTAATAGCCTGCTTTTTGCACGGTCCATTCCCGGCCTTGCTGATCCTCTCCGCGCAAAGGCAATGTGGGTAGGCTGTCTCCGGCCATCATGTCCATTCGTATGACGGAGGCTTGCTCTGGCCCCCAAAACGCAATCACATACTTCGAGCCGTATTGGTAATTGAAGGAGCTGGTGAGCTTATTCAGTTCCTGGCCGGTCAGAATGTCCACATTCACCCTGTAGGCTTTATTTGTCGTGGTGTATCTGAGGCAGGCCTCGTTAGACTCTGACTGCATTGCTGGGGACGCGGTCGCGCCAGAATAACCTGCTGACAATCCGTCAAAAAAATCATTTGCGCCTTGGGCCGTGCATCCTGTGGCGGCCATTGCGGCCAACAATAACAGAGGTCTCATTCTTTTTCTCCGCGCCACTTTTCCTTTTTAGGTTCGGCGAGGCTCTCTAACATGCGTCTCGCTGTGCTGCGGTCCCGCTCTGGGATGCGGGTCCATATATCAATGATCTCGGCGCCATTGCCATCTGGGGAGCCCTTTCCAGTAAGGAACCAGCTGAGATTATACCGAAAGGCCTTGCTGTATTTCTCTGCCACAGCGTGGCGAATGCCGCGATCTCCAGCTTCGTGCGCTCTATAGGTGACCTCGTTCCAGCCGAACGCCTGTGCGGCGTCTGCTGCATGCTCGTACCCGCGTTGTCGGCGCATCCATTGAAGGCGTTCATGAATATCTTCCATGGCAACACCCTACAGAACGACGCGCTACATTTCGTGTTGACAAATACAACACGTTTTGTAGCGTGTCGGTATGAACGCTGCCTCATCCATACTTGACCGCCTTGGTTCGTCTCAAGAAATCGCAGATTTCATAAACGCGGAAAACGCCGAGAAATCGAAGCGTGAAAACGACCGTCTGACAGATCGCGCCGTGCGCGCTTGGAAGCTGCCCAGTCGGCAAATTCCTGGAAAACACTGGCCTGTGCTGATGCGTATGGCCGAGGCCAAAGACATCGCGCTTACCTACGAGGAATTAGAGCGCGCCTCCGAAGGCGAGGCCGCCGCATGACCTCACGCCCGCAGCCTCTCCAGATTGACGCCTTGCCTGCGCAGCACCTCTTCGGCGCTGGAGATGAGGGCGCGTCCTGTGGCGATAGCGGCATGGGGTTGGATAATCAGAACATGGGCATCGACCGGGGTCATCCCGTCCAGCCCCAGGAACTCGAACTGAGTTCGCACAAAACCACCCTGCACCCGCACAACTGCGGGCGTTTCCACCAGCCTGCTCATTTCGTTTGTTCTCCTATTGTTCCGTTAACAATAGGAAAGAAGTCCTACGAGTCAATCGTTGTTTCGGAGGCCGCCCCATGACCAATCGCGAGCTCGCCGAACGCCTCCGCCGCACGATCCGATCTTACTGGACCCAGCGCGGCTACCACGCCCCGAACATCCACCTGGAAGATGGCCAGTTCATCCAAAGCGCCCGCGGACGTGTCGTAGAGCTGCGCTCAGACATGGTGGGCGGCTTGCCGAAACACCGGGCGAGTGCACCGCGCGTGCGCCGGGGAGGGCGGTAGGATGGCTGGGGCTGTCACCGTTCTGGAGGGCGATTGCCTGCAGGTTCTGCGCTCTATGCCGGACGAGAGCGTGCACTGCGTCGTCACTAGCCCGCCCTACTGGGGGCTTCGCGACTATGGCGTTGACGGTCAACTTGGGCTTGAACCCACGCTGGCTGAGCACATCGAAACCATGGTTGGCGTCTTCGAAGAAGTGCGCCGTGTGCTGCGCTCTGACGGGACTCTCTGGCTGAACTACGGGGATTGCTACGCATCCACGCCGAACGGGCGCAGTGCGGCGGACACCAAGGCCCTTGGCGATGATGATCGCACGTTTCGGGACAAGCCGTTTTCGACGGTCGGGCCAATTGATCGCGGCAAGCGGACGGCCAAGCGGTGGGGCGGGGGCAATCTCCCTGCAACTGGTTTCCTCAAGCCCAAAGACCTCTGCATGGTTCCGAACCGCATCGCCATTGCACTTCAAGATGCGGGGTGGTGGGTGCGCAGCGAAATCATCTGGCATAAGCCCAACCCGATGCCGGAGTCGGTGACAGATCGCCCCGCCACGGCCCATGAAAAGATATGGCTGCTGAGCAAGTCGGCCCGGTATTTTTATGATGCTGAGGCGGTGCGTGAACCGGCTGCTGAATCATCCTTGGCGCGCTGGGACCAGGACATTGCACGTCAAGAGGGATCGGACCGAGCACATGCTGGAGGCAGGACCAATGGTCGGTTGAAAGCTGTCGGCGGCCCCAAGAAAGACAAACAGCGCGGACACGGGCGGCGCCATGCGGGTTTCAACGACTGCTGGGACGCCATGTCCAAAGAAGAGCAGCAGGAAAACGGTCGCAATTGCCGTAACGTCTGGACCATTGCGACTAAGCCGTTTTCCGAGGCCCACTTCGCGACTTTCCCGCCAGACCTAGCGGAGCGCTGCATCAAAGCAGGCTGCCCAAAGGGTGGCACGGTCCTCGACCCCTTTGGAGGGGCAGGCACCACTGGCCTAGTAGCCAGCCGCCTTCAGCGGGACTCCATCCTGATCGAGCTTAACCCCGAATACGCAGAAATGGCGCGGCGACGTATCCAAGACGACGCCCCGCTTCTGACTGAAGTCGCATGACCCTCACCACACCCCAATAACTAAATAGAGGCTGGGCTATAAAATGATGATCTCGGAGCGTGCGTGGCGCGCGACTGTTGCCTATTTTCCCGACGCTCGAAAGTCATGGCTTAAACCCATGCGCACGGCTGCTCGGCAGGTTGATGCCCGGCACTTCTATTGGGCGTGTTTGCTTGCTGAGAACAACGGCAATCTTTACCGGACATCGAAGCAGTCGGGGCGTTCGACGGCGGGTATCCGCTACGCCGTGGACAGCGCTCACAAGACTTGGGGCAAGGCGCTTTTTGACAAGATCGAGAGGCTGAACGCGCCAGTCAAAATGACTGGGCTGCGCCCGCTTTCAGAGGACGACGCGGCCAAAGCGATCTCAGTTTACACCCGACAATTGGAGCTGGACCGTGCCCTCGGATACAAATGATGACGTTCTCGATAAGGCCCTGGAGCGTGCCCGTTTGATCCAAAGGCTTCGCGAGAAAAGCGAGGGCTTCCGCGCTGCCGAGGCTGGCCGTCTCCGCATGGTCAAGAATATGACGCTGGTCTGCCCACAACAGTCCCTCAACCTCCAGAACCAGAGCATCGAGCGCTTCAAGGGAGAGCTGGATGGCTGACCTGTTCGACCTGACAGCAGAGTCCGCTGTGTTGGGTGCAATTCTCTTGGACAACAACGCCTACGAAATCGCCCGCGACAGCGTGCGCGAGGATGATTTCTACGCACCAGCACATCGCGCCATGTGGCGGCTTGCCAGCGGCAAGATCCTTCAGGGTCATCTGGCAAACTGCATTACCCTGTCGGAGGCCACTGAGCAGGACGAGGATCTGAAGGCGGTTGGTGGGCTTTCATATCTTGAGCGCCTGCTCGAAAACGCTGCTTACGGGGTCGAAGTCACAGACTATGCGGGCCTCGTGGCCGACTACGCCCGTAGGCGCGCCCTCAAGGACGCTGGCGACGTCCTCTCAAAGGCCGTCGAGACCATGCCGGCGAAGGATGCCCTGACCGACCATGATGCAAGCGTAGAGGCGGTCCGCACTCAGTTCATCACAAAGGTACGGGCGAGCCAGTCGCTTGCTGAGCGTGGTTTGGCGGCGCTTCGCTCGCGAGATGATCGAGCCAGGTCGGTCATCCCCTCCGGTTACCCTGCAATTGACCGGAAAACCGGTGGGTTTGAACGCGGCAAGCTTAGCTTCATCGCCGCTCGCCCGGGTGTTGGAAAGACGGCTATCTCCTTGTGCGTTGCCCGTCACATGAATGTCGACGGCCATAGTGTGGGCTTCAATCAGCTTGAAATGGACGCTGAGGACATGGCCTTGCGCTACGCTGTCTATGGCGCCTGGCAGAGCGGGGAGAAAGTCGACCCTTACTCGGACGTTGCGCACGGGCGCTCCCACCCGGACGTCGACGCGGCGCTTGAGCGTATACTCAGGCAAGACGTGTCCCAGAACTTCCTGGTCAATGATGAGCCGGGCAAAACGCCGACCGACATCGATTTTCAAATTCGCGCATGGAAGCGCCGTATCGAGGCCAAGGGCGCTCCGCCGCTAGCAGCGGTGTTTGTCGACCATGTGGGTCTGCTTCGCTCTGTACGCTCGAATAACTCGGCATATGAGCGGGTTTCCAACGTTTCCAATGAATTGTTGGAGGTGGCCAAGCGCCATCCTGACCTCGCACTGATTGCGATCTGTCAGCTCAACCGGGGCAATGACCGCGAACGGCGCCGCCCCAACAAGCATGACCTGCGCGATTCCGGCCGTCTCGAAGAGGACGCGAACGCCATCTACATGCTGCACCGCGAGGACCAGTATTACGAGGACGCCTGGAAGGACCCCAAGCTGTCTGAACAGGAGCGCGCTGATGCTCAGCGTGAGTACCTGAAGGTCAAAGGCCAGGCCGAGGTCCGAATTGTAAAATGCAGGCACGGCGAAATCGGCACGGCCGAGATCAGGCACAACATCGCGATGAACGTCTTCCGCGATCCGGCCTGGCTGGAACGGGAGAAAGCCGCATGAGCGATAGTCGTTATGCTCTCATACCCTCGGCAGCGATCGAGGATGAGCGGGTCACCAATACAGACCTTCGCGTGCTGTGTGCGCTAGGTGCATTTCTCAGCAACAAGCTTGAGGCGTACCCGACCCAGAAAAGCATCTCTGAGCGTGCCCGCGTGTCCCGCCAGTCGGTCAACACGTCGCTCAAAAAGTTGGCTGAGCTTGGCTATGTGATTGTCGTCGGACAGGCTCGCAGCGGCCTAAAGCGCGCGCTCAAATACCGAGTGGTTCTCGATGTCAAATTATCCGACATCGACGCTGAAACAGTAATGAATACCGATGTCGGATTATCCGACAGCGATGTCGCCAAATCCGACACTTCCCCAGAATACTCAACAAATACGGATGTCGCGAAATCCGACAGCGATGTCGGAAAAAGCGACAACGATGTCGCCCAGCTCTTTGACAGCTTGTTGTCGCCCCCAGAGTTGACAGCTAAAGAAGATACCCAATTGAAGATACCCACAACGCGCGCGGAAGCGCGCAAGGTGCGTGATCAGATTGTCGAGATCCTTCCTCCCAAGAAGCGGAAGGCAACCGGTGATTCCTTCGTCGAGGTTATTCGCAAGGTCCTGAAGGATCATCCGGCAGATGTTCTGCTTGGAGCTGTCCGTCGCTGCTACGTCGATGAGGCGGAGCACACTGAGCAGAAGGGGCAGTTCGCTCCTGCGGTGCATTCGTGGATCAAAGATGGGGTCTGGAAGCACTGGACCGAGGACGAGGTTACCGCTTCGACGACCCAGCTGTCGGATGAAGAGTGGAAGTCCGCCATGCGCCATTGGCTGGACGAGGGGGATTGGCTGATCCCCGATATCAGCCCAGCGCCCGATCAGCCCGACTGCAAAGTACCTGCAGGGATGCGCCGGTTCGCAGCCAATCAGCTGAAAGCCACGGCCCCAGAGCGAAGCGCGGCGATCCTGGCTCATCTCAAGCCGGAGGTAGCGGCATGATCTACGAAGGTGTGGACATTCTGAAGCATGGCCAGAAGCGTGTTGAAAGCCCGATTGAGAAGGCGTTCATCCACCACTTCTGCGACGAGGAGCACGCCTTTCTGGTCGACCAAGCCGATTGGCAGGACTGGTATCGCAACTGCTTTCGCCATGAAAAGGCGATCATCCCACAGTTCAAAATCTCTCGATACCGGCTGGATTTCGCGATCATCGCTACAGATTTGCATGGTCGTCAGGTCCTTCTCGCCATCGAATGTGACGGCCATGAATGGCACTCCAGCCCAGAGGCGAGAGACCGCGATAACCGCCGTGACAAGGCGCTGAGATCGATCGGCTGGGAAACCCTGCGAATGCCTGGCTGGCGGCTCCACCGAGAGCCTTGGGAGTGCGCCAACATGGCCACTGTCATGATCGACTACTTGAAGCGGGCTGAGCGCAACGAGCCCTACATGGAAGACATCTTGAAAAACGGATTTCGGGACAAGCCGCTCTACGAACATGAGCAGGACGAGGCCGCCGCCATCCGCCAGGCCATTACACATGGAGACGCAGCATGACTAACCTCCTCCTCTACATCACCACGCTGGCCATCATCGACCACATGCTGAAGGAGACCTGACATGAGCCGGGCTGGGGAAGCTAAGATCAGTGAAGAGAGTTTGATGGGCGTTCACACGGCTTCGCTGAAGTCGGAGGATCAGCGCCTGGACGATCTGCATTTTGCGGAGAACGTCGCCCGCACGCGCGGCGATCTGCGGGAAGCCACGCTTTGCGAAGCGCGGCGGGAGGCCATCATCAAAACGCGAAGCAAACGCCGGCACCGGGCGACCCGCCGCGATCCGATTGATCAGTTGAAAGATGACCGGCTGCTTATGGTGGCAAACATCCTTCGCGATGAGCGAGAGAAGGAATTGATCAGCCAGTCACCGGTTCGCGCCATCGAGAAGGAAGAGGACGATGTTCAGCTTCTGGGTGACCCATCCTTCGTGCGAAGCGATCCGATCAACCGGTGGGCCAAAGCCCCTCGTGTTTACATCATCACATCGTCTGGCAAAGCGGTGAAGCGTGAAAGCCCGCCAACCTTCCGGCCGCGCAACCCGAAACGCGCCCGTGGGAAGCCAAGGGAGCTCACTGACGCGGAAAAGCCGATTGCGGCTGTGTTCAGGCTCTTCGACACGTTTGCCGCGTCTGCGCCATCCCCGGTGTATTGTACGGCCCTGGAGGCAATCCTGTTTGACGGGATGTCATGGGGAAAAGCGTGTGAGCGACTGTATGGATACCGTGATGGCCGCAGGCTAGCTGAGATGCGCAAAGTGATGAGCACCAGCCTGCAAGCTTGCCGAAAGGTCCTGGGTTGACATGGCGCCACAAACGCCCCTATCAGATTCCTATAGTGCCATACATGCGAACCCGCTGAGGCCTTTTCCAAACAACCCAATCACCCCGGCCCAGCATGTCTGGCCCTGATCCCACCCTACCGGCGCTGGGTTGGGGTGATGTCCAAAAAAGAAACCCTAATTATATACGTGACAAAG